GATTCGAACCGAGAGTCTTACTGGTTAAAAGCCAGATGTTTTTGCCGTTAAACTACAAACCCTTTTAAGACATCCATTTTTTGTTTACGACGGACTGCCTTGTTGGATTTACAGTGGGCACCCGCTTTTCGGAATAGGGCTGCAGCCACGAACTGATTACGTTCACGAGGAGCAGCCATTTGTTTTCGTTTCATTACTTTCTCCTGTTAATTGAACCAAACAAAAGCACACTTATCGGAATTGAACCGATGACCAGATACTATTGATCCAGCTATGCTCCACATAACAGCCTAGCCTCAGCTGCAGTGTGCTTTTGTTTGGCACCCCCAATTGGAATCGAACCAATTCTAACGAGTTCAAAGCCCGTTGTGCTACCGTTACACCATGGAGGAACAGAAGATCGACAACCTCAGCAAGCCGAAGCTGCCGATCTTTTAAAACAAAGTCCCAAATTTTTAAAGAACATCAGAACACGTATTATAACGCAGTTCCTAATTTAAGTCAAGCGATTTTTGATCGCTAAAAACAAAAAACCCCGAGATTTTCATCTTCGGGGTTTTGGTAAATAGAAGTTAGACGTATCGTTACATCAACTTACCAAAACCCCCAGTATCGCTTTCAATCGCATATCCTGAGCCTTCTGTAAACTCTGGGCGTGTGCAATTCCATGCAGCTACTTGCGGAAGCTGTTTATGCATTCTGGAATTTAACAATTTCGAGTTCATAGAAGAATTATACCCTATTTCCTAATTAAAGTAAAGCGATTTTTAGAATTTCTACCAGAGTCTTTCAACTCCAGTAGAACTATTTATAAGAATTATACCACAGGTTTGATTAAAAGTCAAGTCTTTTTTGACTTTTTGATCAAATATTTTTATAACTCTGTGCGGACGTAGTCGTCTTTGTGTACACCACACTCTGGGCAGTTTACAGTGTCAGGAAGGCTCAACCAATCGGCTTCGCTCAATGTGTGACCACAGACAACACAAACGTAGATAACTTCTTTTTGATCTGACATTTTACAATCCTTTCAAGACTTCTTTGTACGCATTAGCATGACGTTCTTCAACACCCTTGAGTGCCTTGAAGCGTGCTTCGGCTTTCTTCAACACAGCTGCGAATTGTGCAGCATGTTCTTTGGATTCATCAATCTGCTCTAGGAATTCACCACGAGCAACTGCATGATTTTCCTGAGCAGCGATTGCTTCAAAGGTTGGATACATGGTTGTGAACTCATATGTCTCACCTTCAATAGCTTTCTCCAAACACTCACGTGTATTTGGGCGACCAATCAAAAGTTCTAGGTGTCCCCAAGCATGCTTAACTTCTTGTTCAGCTGTATGCTCAAAGTGTTTAGCGACTTCTTCAAAGCCTTCTTCACGTGCGATCTTAGCAAAATAGCGATACTTGATATGAGCCATAGACTCGCCAGCCAAGGCTGACTCAAGATTTTTAATTGTAACTGACATTTTAAACCCTTTCGATTTCAATATTACACTTCTCTAGAAAGTCCAACCCTTTGGTGTCTCTATATGTATTTCGATAATAAACCTTCTTGACACCTGCACCATACATTATCTTAGCACACTGAATACATGGAGCATGAGTACAGAAAACATCAGTGCCAAGTCCAGATTCACCATCACGAGCCAACTTGGCGATAGCATTAGCTTCTGCATGAATAACCTCGTCTTTCGTAATATTTGATTGAACCTTAGTTTGAGGATCTACGAATTCGTATTCACATTCATTAGTCCAACCAGCTGGCATACCATTGTATCCGATAGAGATGATGCGGTTGTCTTTCACAACAACTGCGCCGACCTTTAGACGGACTGCACTGGACAACTGAGCAAATCGCTCGGCTGTATCCATGAACGCATCAACCCATTTTTTCTTCATACAACTTCAACCTTAAACGTCTTGACCTTTTCTAACTGATCAAGACGCACACGAAACTTAACCTTCAGTGGATCAGTTTGATGGACGCGAACTTCAACTGTACGGTTTACACCATAGTTGGTAATGTACCACATCTTCCATTCACCACCAGCGGTAAAAGTGCGTTGAATCTTACGATCAAACACCTTCTTACCATCTTCATCATATCCAGTCACGAGAACTTCTGCATCATTAGCGAACGATGGCAGGTTAAAGTAACCAAACATCTGACGGACATCTTTCCAGTCAGCTTTCCACTTATCCTTGAAAGCAAACTCACCGTTGATAGCAACGTCAACCCAATCAGAGTTGTCTTGGATGTTTGCTTCGATTTTGTCTGTTCTAAAATAGACAGCGTCACGGCGATTATCCAAAAGGTTAACAGCGGATTGTTTACGATCACGTTCTTCTCTAATACCTTTGATATGAACGATCTGTTCTTTATTCAAATCAGTACCGTTGATCTGAACGATGTTCGAGCGCACATCAACTTGAGCTTCAATGATCACAAACGTACAATCATCACGAAGATACTTGAACGATTTGATTACACCACCACTATACTCTTCAATCTTGGAATGGTACGAACCATCCTTAGACTTCTCCACAGAGTGGAGGAAAGAGCCGTTTGCCTTTTCCAAGGCTGAACGCTTTGCAGCAGTCAACGCTTGATTACAGGTATCACCAGTGCCAGAGGCTTGAACAGTTTTAACTTCTGCCTGAGCATTGAATGCTACAAAGGCAGCAAGAAGCAACAGGTATCTCATTGACCGAAGGCAGTGCGAACTTGTTGGGCTGCACGCATTGAACGCTTATCCACTTGAACAGTTACAACAGCCATGGTCTTATCACCAGAGATTTTACGATCAGTGATATAGACGCCCTTCAGCAAACCATCGGCTTGGGTTGTAATCTTTTCCTGAATCTTTGTAGCGATGTTACCAGCACGTTCACGTGACTTGGCGTCATCAGATGCTACATCTTTTGCCAGAGCAGTTGTAATCGCTTCATGCGACTTGCTCGACTGCAGATCAGTTTGGATAAACTCTACAATGTTGCGCTTGGCACGCATTGTAGCAACGTTCATTGCTTGCTCAAGAGCAGCGTTATCGCTCATAGGAATAGCCGAAGTGCCAGTGGACTTCACAGATTCCCACTCACCCTTATCGTTGAATGTGACTTCAACCTTACCAAACTCTTGGGTGTACTTGACTGCATCCTTGGATACTGTGTCAAGGTCAATAGACTTAGTGGTAGAGCAAGCTGAAAGAACAACAGCCATTGCGGCAACAAGAATCACTTTTTTCATAATATAAATCTCCGATTAACGAATTGTGGTAGAGTAAACGACAGTGTCAGGTTTTTGGTAGAGCGAGGTTACACGCTCACGCAGTTTGGGATCCTGAAGAGAATAACCTAGTCGATCAGGCGACTTGGGGTCAACCTTCTTAACTTCGCCATCTTCAACAGAGACGCTACCAACTTTTGGTGCATCAACTGTAACATTCACCTTTGGTTTCAGTTTAGCAAAATCATCAGCAAACTTAGCCCATTCTGTTTGAAAGTCTAGAGCCATGGCACTGGTACTAACAAACAGGGATAACACTATCGCTCGTTTCATAACAACCCTTTTTAACTTTCCATACTTATATTATACCATAAGTTGGAATTAAAGTCAAGCGTTTTCTTGATCTTTTTTAGCCTTCGGAGTCAACAGCCCTGCCTTCTCTAGCAGCTTTCTGTTGATTTTCGGGTATAATTTGTGCAATTCTTGGTCTTTTACGGCGATCAACATCTTCGCTTCTTCGGGGTGGACACCTTCTAGAAGGGAGATAAAAAGACTCTCTCGTTTGAGAGGGGTCAAATCTTCACGTAAAAAGACGTACATACGACGCAGTTCAGTGAATAGGTTAGTCGGCGTCATACCCATTGGTTCAGCAGATGGCTTGTATGGTGGTTCACCTTCTGGAAGAATAAACTTCTTCTGTGGCACAAATGCGTGCATAAGGATAATTCTTAGTGCTGCATCTTCTTTATACAACTCAATCTTAGAAGGATCCTCATTGATATCCTTCAACATCTCTGTAACATATTTTCTCATTAAAAGTCCTCAAGTTCATCTAGTAACAAACGGCAACGATGTTCAATCAGATAGTTCATAATCTTCATTTTATCGTTCGTGGGTTTGCTATTTAGGTAAGCCTCGATGATCGCGTCTTTGACATCTTTCGGAATGTTATCAAAAGCAACCAAAGTAGCATTGCGTTGCCAATTTCTACGTTCTTCATCATTACGACAGGCATCAATACCCTTCTCATAAAACTCAGCGAGCCTCTTTGCACTTACAGGTTTCTGACGCTCACCTTGAGCAAACACATCATCCTTAGAAAGAATGTTTGGTACACCGTCACCAGCGTCACCCTTGACGATATGCTCAATGGTAAAGTCTAGAATCTCTTGTTTGGTTGCAGTGATAAACTTCTTAACCATTGGAGACCATTGCTTTACATTACCAGACGAGTAAGGTGCCAGCTGGAGTTGCTTGAAGTCTTTGTCAGAAGACAAGATCAAAACCTTCTGGGCTTCTTCCATCAAACCTTCTTGGATCAACTCATGGGTCTGAACGTACTCAGTCAACACAGCAATGATGTCGTCGGCTTCAGCACGGTCATACTTGATAACCTTGTATGGGAAATACACAGCGAGGTCATCGCGAATCTCAGACATGGTGTCAAAGATTAATTTCCAATCTAGGTCAGAAGCATCACGTGCTTTCTTGCGACTGGCTTTGTAATGTTCAAACACTTCTTTGCGCCAGTACTTACGACCGTCAGTTGCGATTACAATCTGACCGTATTCTTTACCATACTTCTTCTTGTAAGACTTGATGGTGGACAGAACAACGTGACGAATAAGGTTCTTGACTTCTGCTTCAGTACCTTTCAACTCTCGTTGGAATGTTAGGATAGTTGCCAAAGCAACTTGTGAATAATCTACGAGAATCATTAAAATGCTCCGAGGATAATACATTCCTCATTGATGCGACCATTCGGTGCCGCAGGTTTAGTTTTCAAAGTCTTGAATGCTGCATTCAGAGGACGCTTAGTCATTGCCAACCCTTTGAAGAAGTCTTCAGGTTTGCGCAGGGTCATAGACTTAGATTCTACAACGTCGAAGCCGATCAGGGTTGTACCCTTAACAGCAAGACCAGAATCAGCCTTGTACACTTGAACCTTACGATACTTGGTATTGTATATCCAAACTTCTTTGGCACCAATCATATCTTCAGGCTTCACTGACTTCAGTTTCAGTTCAGCGAATTCTTTCATGTACTTGACCTTAGCAACTTGCTTAGACAGTGGTACAGCTTTACGAGCACGAGGTGCACGAGTAGCCTTGGCAGTTTGAACTGCTTGGTTACAGTCACTGATAATCTGTTCAACAAACTCAGCGAACTTCTTCAGTTCTCGTTTGGTGAGATGACTGTATCCTTCGACGAGTTGTTTGTCGTCTCCAGCAAGGGCTTCGCGCAGTTCTGCTGCGGTTGAGACAAAGAACTCTCCAATGCGTTTTGCGATTGGGGCGGACACGTTATTCGATGCCAGATAACCCTTCGTCGAGAAGTCTGATTTCTTATTGATGATGAAGTCATCAATTGCTCCCTCAATTTCACCTGCTAGTTCGTGAGCCTTGTCATCCATGCGTTGTTGGATAGAAGGTTGGGCAGCAACCAAAGCAGCAGTTGCAGCAGCTTTCTTATCGGCTTTGTCTTGAGACTTTTGACGAGAGCCGATCTGTTCTTTCAAGAATGCAACACGCTCATTGAAGAAGTTAAGTTCTTTCTCTTGAAGAGCAGAACCACCTTCTTGAAGACGTGCCAAGATACCAGCATATCGGAAGTGGTATTCATCAACCTTTAACATTTCAACTGCAGTCTTCTTATCGACTTTAGCATAATGGCTGATAAACCACTTCTTCTTATCTTTGTCGTCGTGATTCGTGTTGTAGTAATTCAACGCACGGAGCAAGTCAGACTTATAATTGTCTTCGGTCAAAGTAACTTCGACACCCTTGCTCATGCGCTCGGCTTTTTCAATTAGTTTTTGTCGTTTTGCGGCAGTAGCCATAGGATAAATCCTCCAAGTTATAGAATAATTATACCCTATTTCCTAATTAAAGTCAAGCGGTTTTTTGCGTTGTAGTAGCTTCGTCGTAGATCTCCATAAACTCTTCATGCTCGGCTTCCACCTGAGTACGGTTCTGTTTATGGTATGTTTTTGCGATCTTATTAATGATTTTCTTACTAATCTTGAATTCGTCTGACTTTTCCTTAACGATTTCGCGAATCAAATCACGTTCAGCTTCGATACGGAGCATAGAGTTACTCAACTCTTGAATTGCTCCCATAAATTTCTTACGATCTTGTTCAGTAGAAAACATGCTCATTTCTTGAAACTCACTTCTGTTTTAAATACAGCTGGGATAATGAAAGCAGCAAGCCAAGTTTCCAAAGTGTATGGAATGGCCAGCGCTGGGAATAGTGTGTTCAGTGCCCAAATTGCGGCAAGTGGTCCGCAAATAATCATCAAAGCAGCGAGGACAACCACGCCGATTACAATCATACCTTTATTCATTTTGTTTCTCCAATAGAAAATGTTACGTTTTTGATAGAGTCCCAACGGAAGGATCTCCATTCGTTTGTGACGGTGTCGAAGACACGTAGAGCGGATCCACCAGTCGTGCTATTTGTCGCTTCCTCCACCCCTGACTTTGGTTGTTTGTCTGTTGGGATGCGGGATTCTGAGAGGGTACAGTACATCTCTCGTTCGCTGCCATCTTTTTTGGTGAAAGTAACGCACAAATCTGTTGTGAGCTCATCGTGTAAAAGTCCTCTTAGCCAAGTTTGAAATTCAGGGTCAGTACCCAACGGTTGTTTAACTTCTGTCATTTTTCACTCTTTCATAATGATCAACTAACGGTTTCCAGAAAGAAAGGAATTCTTCTGGGGTTGCAAAGAACTTATGGTTAGTTTCATAAGTTCCATAATCTGTTGTAATCAGCGTTTGGATTGTCCCAGCTGGTACAGGGATTTCTTGAACAGTAATTTTGTGTGGGTAACTCATAATGATAATTTCCTTTGTTTATAATTCTCTACAAAAAGCCTTTTAGTTGTGTCAAACATAAAAGCATCGCTTGGGTTATAGTACATGGCTCTTGTAGCAACTGAGTTTAACCTTTGTTGTACATTCTTCTTACCATATCCAAACGAACCCATGTCATAATTAGCAGTCAGATAGTTCATTTCTTTAAAAAACTTTTCATTATAAAAGTGTTCAAAGATAAACTCCCTAGCATCAAGAATGTTCATATTATCATGAGCCCACGGTGTTTCTTTATACTGCAAACCTTCATGACCAAAATGTTTCCAATGAAACTCGTTATCAATAGTGGCTAGTCTTTTGGAATACTCTTGATCATCCATCAAACGATAACCCCACTTTGTATAATCACTCATCGCTGAAGGCTCTTCTAATTCATGATTGGGAATTAACAAGGGATAAATCACTAACGATTCGCCATTCCAGTTGTTAATCAACCATTGCCTTGTATCAAGTAAGGTATCAAAGGTTTCATGTGGAAGACCTACAATCAAACTCAAAGTACCACGAAACAATCCATTACCAGTTTCTTTGAAATACTTCCGCACTTCAATTAAACCAGCTTTCAATTTTTCACTATCAAACTTCTTACCAACTGAAGAAGCTGATGCATGGTTGAAAGATTCAACGCCATAGTGGTGACCACGAAAGTTCATACGAGCAAGATCAATTCGATCTTTTGGTCGGTTCACTAACAGGTCGGCTCTAACAAAGCCAGAGAAGAAAGGTTCAAATGGTAACTTTTCTACAACGTCAGCAAACTTGGATATTTTACTTGGTCTGTCGTTGAACGTTTCATCAGATACAGTATAGTTCTCTACACCCCACTTATCATAATTGATTCTCATTTCCAAGTCAAAATTATCTGCGTCACGGCTTGTGTCTTCTTTTACACCAAGTAATGGAAAATTACAAAAATCGCACTTGAACAGACAACCTCTAGCAAATTCAACAGATAACCATTCTTCTGGTTGTATAAAATCTCTTGCTTCATACAACACCGTCAAGTCTTTCATTGGCAGCGCTGGATATTCAACGTTTGCGTTTAGAATACGCTTTCCAGTATTGTACCAAAATCTAGGACGTTCACCATTACTAAATAACCACTTCAAAACAGCCAGAATAGCATTCTCACCAAAGCCTTGTATATAATAATCAATGGTTGACGAGTTGTACAAAGGATTCGTCGAGCTTCCACTGATAACTTTGATACCCCATTTATCTTTTGCCCATTGGAAGAATACATCCATGGAAGGTTCCCACCATCCAAAAATATGGCTTGTTCCAAAGAACTTTGTGTTGCTTGTAACACGGCTGTTTGCGATAGCCTTCAATTCATCAAGCGACCAGTCTAACGCAAAATCAATAACTTCAACATCCCAGTTGTTCTGTCTAAGAATATGAGCAACGCGATACACACCATTTGTTCTGTTTGATGCAAGCCTATCAATCGTCACTATATTAAAAAGCAGACAGTGGTTCATTAGTTTCTACGCATTGTGGCAATTTCAATAGCTTGTTCATCAGAGAATATTGGAACAGCATTGGACTTGTGCATTGTACCAATACCCTTGATCATCGTGCCAGTATATCGCGGAGTTTCTTTCTTAGTGCAATCGTGGAAGCCAGTATTCAAAGAAGGGATCTTTGCGGTTTCGCGCACATAAGGTTTAACTTGAGCGACAGGTTTGACAGTCTTAGCAACTGGTTTGGTCTCGTACTTCTTCAGTAGCTTTTCCCAAGATGCATCCAACTCGCGTTGCTTTGCTGTTGGTTTCTTGGCTTTACGTTTCTTAAAAGATGTATGAATAACTTGCATGATATAATTATACCCTAACAGTTCTTGTAAGTCAATTACTGAATTGTTTCCCAAATTGCGAACGGTGTTACCTCGTCGCAGATTTCCTCAAAGAGAGCATCTTCAAGTTCAAAGATCTCATCCATAGTGATATGTTCAACACTCAGTTGTCCATCAAAGACGGCTTGGATAATCATATCACGATCTTCAATAACAAAATCAACTTGCATTTAGTTTAGCCTGTAGACGTTTTACTTCAGCTTTGAGGTTGCGGTTTTCATAATCAAGCCAACCGTACTTTGATTGAAGCTCTCTGAACTGAGCATCAAAGTCGCGATCAGCGTATGCTAGTTCTTCAACGGCACGAATGATAAACTTACCACTCTCCCAGTCAAAGCCACTTGTGGCGCTCTTAACGGCAACCATGGGAATTGAACCAGCAGTTGCATAAGGTAGTTTAACCGCAATGGTAACTTCATCGCCATCCTTGGCATACTGCAATGCGATTCTTAGATCTTCAACTTTCATCTTCATCCTCGTAAGGTTTGTAACCAACAACGTTACATACATCTGCAATAAATTCGTATGCGTTTTCAATAACCCAATCGCATTGGTAGACAGTTTCAGGGCTACCAATCTCTTGGTCTTCAACGAACTTCTTACAAACGTTCCAGAGTGCCATCAGTTCGGCATGAGTGGGTTCGTTCATACATCACCTTCAAAATTGTCAGGAAGCCAAACACCACCGTCAGATAACCAACCACCAACGGAAGTCTTTGGCTCATCACTATCATAAGTCAAACCAAGGGCTTTCATCATACGGTGCTTCACACGTAGATTAGGTTGACGGAAACGATCAGTCGCAGTAAACCCCATCATGGTAGCAACTTCAACCACAGCACCTGATCGGCAGATACCAGCGTGGCAATGAACAACAACGTTCATAGAGTTAGCCAAAGCATGTTGAAGCAGACGAACAATCTCATCAGCTTGTTCTTGGCTGATTTTGAAGTCATCATCGAAACCGTCTTCGTCTTCAGCATCCAAGAAGTCAAACTGGTGAACTTCTTTGAACGCAAATTTAGGGGTTGGGTGGTCTCCTGGAGGATCAGAGATTTGGATGAGCATAGAATTGGCACCACAGTCGTAGTGGAAACCATTTCTCACCGAATCACGGCTCACATTTTCAATCCAACGAATAGTCACTTTCAATCTCCGTCAAGATGGTTTTATCATATACTTCTAGCAGATCTTCGTCTGAAATTTCTTTCAGTTCGTGTTCTGCAATCATAAACTTTTCCATCAGTTGCTCAGGGGTGAAAGCAAACAGGATATACTCAGTCATCAATTCGCGGAGGCTCATAATATATTGCTCCAAGTTCTTAACTTTTCACGTTTCTTTTCAGAGGCATCAATCACATTATCCCAACGGATCAAACCCTTCTCGCGCATCAAGTCAAACATGCAGACCAAGTCACCAATTTCTTCTTCAAGATGCTCACGATTAGTCTTTGGCTTTCCTGGCTTGTAGTTGTCGATACCGAAACGGTGAATCTTACTGATTGCCACAACCACTTCTGCGCATTCTTCTTGCGCAATATCCATAATCTCTACTTCAACCGAGTTCATTATACAATTCCAATTCTTGTTCCATTTGTTCACACGTCCAACAATAATACAACCACTCTACGAATTCCTGATACTCGTCGTCAAGTTGAGCCTGACGGTCAGCTTCGGTAGCTTCTTGCAGTTCTAAGTTGATTTCTTTTATCGTCTTCATATAATGATTATACCCCAAGACTTAATTAAAGTCAAGGGGTATTTTCGTAATACTAAAGTTTACTTGTTAGAGTTGGCTCGGACTTCCTCGAAGGTGTAATCCTTGCTCAAGTTACCATTCCAGTAGACTGGCACCAAAGCATTAGACCAACCACCGATACCTTTGTCAGACCAACCAGTTGGAGCAGTTACGCCAGAAGCGAACTCACCACCAGAGTTAGTCCAAAGGGTAACACGACCAGCTTTAGACTTCTTACCAGAGTCAGTAATAGGATCTTTCTGAACGTCAACCCAAGTACCATTGATCAATGCAGCGGAACACTTCATTGCGAATCGTTGTGTGTCTCGATCAATTTGTTGGAGCAAGGCACCGCCCATACCGAATGCAATATTGTCTGCTGACCAACCCATTGCCATGAAACGACCAAGGATGCTACGAATTGTCAATTCATTCACACCATCACCTTGAATCAGGCGAACATTGTTCAGGACTTTGAAACCTTTGGCATTGGTTGTGTATCCGAACTTTTGTCCAAGGATTCCAACGAGTTGGCCACAGACCATTTCAGGATCACCAGAGTCGGGTCGGATAACCACTGTCGCACCAGAGGCGATAACCTCTTCCTTGAGTTCTTCACCCCAGAGTTTGCTTGCTGCATTAAAGATGTCATATGAGTCACTCACAACTGCCAAGATAGAACCTTCACGTCCGAATTGCTTCAGCATGTTACGGTATGCGTCTACTTCACCTGCACGACCCCAGCTGGTAATGGTGCTGTGTTCTGCGGCTGGAATTGAGAAACCTGCAACACCAGCATTGTAATACTCACGAGCATAAAGGACACCAGTGATAGTGTCACTACCCATAAAATTAACCAAGTGCGCTGCGCCACCAATCCCCGCAGATTCCATACTTGAAACACCACGGGCACCGAAATCATGCAACTTAAAATCAATACCAGCAGGGTCACCAGTCTTCTCCAAATATTCTTTGATAATGTTTTTGATAGTTTTGGACTGAGTGGCCACAGTGGTAGGATACCATACTGCGCGAAGCAAGGCAGTCTCAAGCCAAGTTGTCAACCAGAAACATTCTGGGTCTGTGTTCTCGATAGTCGCCAGTACATTTTTGACAGGCACCACAGTGCCTTCAGGTACAGCACGAATGACCAAAGGTAAGAAACCTTGGTGCTGATCAAGGATGTATTGCCACGCTTCACGATTAAATGGTTCACCGTGGGCTGTAAGAATTTCATCTGCAACATCAATGTCGGCTTGTGTGATTGGTTCAAGTAAGTATTCCTTGATGAAGGCTTGGAGACCGAAGAACAGGGTTTGATCGTAGCGACCACCACGTGATTCGATGTAAGAGTAGATGCCAGTTGTACCAGCAGGATATTGTTTCATCATGCTGACTTTGTAGCTGTCAGTGTTGAGGATGATGTTTTTAGCGAGTTTCATGATAAGCTCCTTATCGTTTGTTACAGTTTAATTATACCTTATGCTTGAATTAAAGTCAAGCGTTTTTTGCGAAGGCTGGAATCGGCATAACTCCAGTGACTTTCGATACGATGTCCTTATGGTCGTCGTACATCTCGATGTTGTTCAGTGCGTCGGTTAGTGGCACCCACTTACACAGAGCAGCATCGTCAGCACCATTGGCACGTGGCAGAGACCAGTCAGGGTTTGGACTGATACGCATATACACAGCCATGGTGTTGCGGGGAATACCGAACGAACGACTAGGGTCGTCAAACAATTCGGTCTTTACGATAGAGCCACGGAGAACTTTCTCTGGGACTCGCACGTTTGTTTCTTCAATCAACTCTCGGATTGCACAATCGAGAAATGTTTCACGCTGATTGCGAAAACCTCCTGGAAGTGCCCACGCACCTTTTCCTGGGGAGAACTTGCGTTGGATAAGCAAGATGTGACCTTGGCATTCAAGGATAGCATCGGAGCAGTTGAAGTTAAGGGTTTCTGGGAATGGATACCCAGCGAATAAGTCTTTTTCTTTGTCATAAAATGCACGGTCGCCACGTACAGTCTCAGGCATGAGCGGATCATTTTCTGCAAACATACGGTTGCGAATCTCTGTTGCGTTTACCGAGTATTGAGCCTCGATAGATTTAAATTTGAGTTCAGGGAACCACTTGAGATAGTCGTTACCATCTTTCATGTGACCGAACAGGATCGGTGAGCCCATTTCAAAATGTTCGATAGTAGCACGTACATCGGACATCCATTGGGTGTTTGAATAGCGATAATCGTTTAGTGGGATGATTTCGTAGTTGGTGATGCGTTGAGCATGCAACTTAACTTGGAGCATTTGTTTGCGTTCAGCAAACGTCCAAGGGTTACGGATAGAACGGCATTGATTAGCCGAACCAACTAGAATGTACAGTTTCTGTACTTGGGATGCAGCCACTCCAAGAGCGTGGATGTGACCTTCGTGAACGGGCTGGAATCGCCCAATAAAAATACCAGTTTTCATTTTCTTATCTCCTAAGAATACATACAAGCAGACTACCTGCTCATTTCTATTTAGCCATTTAATTTGGCCAGAATTTCAAGGTAGAACCGATGGTACTTTTCCATCCGAACTAGATCCTTTTCAGTAACACCCTTCAATCGACGGATATCAGAGTTGTGACGCAAGTCAGCCATTTTAACCTTCATTGCATCAGTGTTAGAGAAGATGACTTCTTTGTATTCAGCGAGGGTTTGACCACGTTGCTTAGTTAGGCATCGTACAGCGGCAATAACACGCTCACTCATACCAATAGCTTTTAGATCTACAAAGGTTACATCGCAATCTTCTACAACATCGTGTAAAAGAGCCATACATTGTAACTCTTCATCGTCAGTCTTCAGGTAGTGCATAACCTTCAGTGGGTGAAGGATATAGGGAGCACCTCCCTTATCGAACTGACCGTGGTGAGAGTTAGTGGCCAGCAACAGGGCTTTATCAAGCATTTCACCTTTTTTCATCATACACTTCCCCTTTCCATAGTTTAATTATACCATAGATAGGAATTAAAGTAAAGGGATATTTGACTAATACTTTACACTTCTTATCAAACCCGACACGGGTATTATACGTCTGCAAGAACCAAAAGTAAAGTTTATCTTACAATAAATACAATTGCATACTTTTGTGCATTTTTATAGGAAGGTGAGATGGAATTAACACTACAACAATTAAAACAGTTGCTTCCAAAGAACCCTTACGTTGATCACTGGCATCACGCTTTATCGCAACTTTTGCCAGATTATGAGATCAACACTCCGCAGCGAATTGCAGCTTTTGTGGCTCAGTGCGCTCATGAATCGGGTGGATTTATGGTTCTAAAGGAAAACCTTAATTACAAGGCTGCAACACTTCGCAAGATTTTCCCAAAGTATTTCCCAACGGACGCTATGGCTGCAGAATATGCTTCAAAGCCAAATAAACAAGAAGCAATTGCTAACCTAGTTTATGCAAACCGCATGGGTAATGGTGGTCCAGAGACTGGTGACGGTTATCGTTACTGTGGTCGTGGATTGATCCAACTAACAGGAAAGTCAAACTATTCATGGTTCGCTGCTTCCCTTGGTATTCCAGTCGAAGAGGCTGCTGAATATCTACAGACTTTTGAGGGTGCTGCTCAATCCGCTTGCTGGTTCTGGGAAACTAACAACCTAAACCAATGGGCTGATAAGGGTGACATTCTTACATTGACTAAGAAGATCAACGGTGGTACTATCGGTCTAGAAGATCGTATCAAACACTATGAGCATGCTCTACATGTAATGGGAGCCTAAAATGAACGACCGTAAGTTAGTCAGATGGTTGTTATTGCTTTTGCTATTGCCACTTGGTTTAGCCATGTGCAGTAAAGAGCAATTTCGCTATCCATGCCAAGACCCAGCTAACTGGGATAAAGAATTTTGTAAAATGCCTTTATGTGATGTGAATAGAACTTGTCCAGAACACATCTTTAAAGGTCAACGCGACCCGCGATTAGGACCACCAAAAGATGAAACTACTAAAACTGCTGTACAACCGATTACTCCAGCATCTCAAGGAGCAAACTGTGGAAAATAAAGACACATTTGTATATACTGAAGAACAACTGATGGCTCGCCTGAAGTTCTTCATCGGTATCTGCTTATCGCTTACACTATTCGGTATCGTGTTCGTTGTATTGTATTCTTTGATTTTTGTTACTCAACCGTTGAACGCTATCAGCCCAATCGACCAAAAGTTCTTTGAGTTGATTGTACCTATCGCTACATTCTTGACTGGTACTCTATCAGGTATCATGCTTGCAGGTACTAAACCAGAAGACCAGAAGATGATGTTAGAAGCTCAGAAGCAAGCGCAATCAAACGCCGAAGCTGCCGCTAAGAACACTATCGCTCAAGCTGCTATTTTGAATCCAACTCCGCCACCAGCGCCAGTTGTGATTCAACAACCAATGTATCAGGCTCCACCAGCTAACTTTACACCACAAGTGTTAATGAGCTCAACTGGTAAACCAATGCCTGCACAACCTGATCACCAAGAGATCTAAATGGAATTTCTAAAGAGTATGTTACAAGACGGTCACAACGGCTCATGGAGCAGTAAGAGAGTGATCACGCTTTTGGCTTTTGTTATCGTTGGTGTATCATATTTGGCTGATCAGTTCACAATCTATAAAGCAAATGAAACCTTATTCGATTCAATCATCTACTTGGTGATTGCTGGATTAGGTTTCACTGCTTCCGAAAAATTCGCAAAGAAGGAAAAATCAAATGAATAAGTTTCTAGCAATTCTATTGGCAAGCGTAATGTCTTTTGGCGTTATGGCTGCTGAAACTGAACGTGTTTGTATCGAAGTAAAAGATGCAAAGACTGGTAAGATGAAAGAAGAATGTAAGGTGATTAAGAAGCACAAAAAACTTGAAGGCACCGAAGTGCCTAAGAAATAAAAAAGGGAGCTTAACGCTCCCTTTTTTATTTGCGCATTTTAAACCAATATGTTGTTTGTAATACTCTCATCACGTGATCGCCAGTTGTGTTATTCCATTTAGCTGCCCACTCGACGAAATGTGACCAATCCCTTTCAGGATCCTCTTGCTCCTGACACCACGCTTGATACATATGGTGTAAAGTATAAGGTGTCATTACTTAGCCAATGGATTGTCCAGCGCTCTTTGAATCTTACGATCCACGCTGTTGTCTAACGCTTTAAGTTCTTTACGAACTTCGTTTACGTCCTGAGTTGTTTCACGTTGGCTTTGCTTTGCGCCACGTTCTACTGAATCAACAATACCTTCCAAACGACGAATGTCGCTCTTTAAGTCGTTCTTAATATCTTGCGTGTATTGAACAGACTTCTCAGACTTTTCCACTACGATATCCATCTTAGCTTGTAGCTCTGATAGGTCAGGTGCAACATATTCAGCGATACGCTTCTTCATTGATTGATAATCTTTGTACGTTTCAAACGCACCGTACAAACCACCAAGGATAGAAGAAACTAGAGTGAACGCTACCATTAACTTGGCTGGAGTAAATTCATACCCACCAATGCTAATAACAGTGTTTGCACTAGCATACTTCTTTACTGCATCTTCAGCAGCGTCAATCTTGGCATTGACATCTTTAATTTCTTCAGACATATTACTCTCCGTATTGTGAGCCAACTAGCTCGTTATGTAGACGATCGGATGGTCCATACAACCCCATGCCTAATCTTCTATTGTCTACGTTCTTTTGATTATTGTAGACAGTGAAAGGTTTATAACCAACAACGTCTGGCACTACTGATTTACCATACGCATCAAATCCTGGCGTGAAACCCATAGCTTGGATTACCACGTTCTGTACTTGCTTCTGCGATTCCATGTCCGCAGCCTTACCCATTTCATTGGCTAAGTTCTTACCCTTTTCAACCGCATCTTTCTTAGCAGCTTCTGCTCTACGTTCAGCTAACTGTTGACGAGCAGAAGGTTGAGGCTTCTCGCCACCTTGAGCTTGCTGAGGTGCTGGTGCAGCTGGTTTATCGGCAACTGCTGGCTTTTCCACTGCCGCTGGTGCTGGCGCAGGTGCCTGTACTAAAGGGACAGTGGCTGTTGCTGCTTGAGCTGGTGATGCTGAAGTGGCAGATGTGGTAACAACTTCATTAACTACTGGATCAGACACCACGGCAACTGCAGTAGTTTCTGTTGTAGTCGTTGGAGCCATTGCTGCAACTGTACCAGCTGTTGCTATTGTTGATGCTGTTCCTTGCTTTTCGAACAGCATTTTCTTGGCGTAAGCTGTAGCATAATTAGGGCAAGTTGTTGAGTACAATCCATTAAGATTGCACTGTTGTGTAAAATACGCTTGTTCATATCCTGGACAAGCAGAATTGTAGAGTGCATTCGTTGAGCATTGCTGATTGAAGTACGCTGTTTCATATCCTGGACAAGTAGTTGAGTAAAGAGGGTTAACAGAACACTGATAATTTAGGTACGCATTAGCATATCCTGGGCAGCTTGGATCGTGTAAAGCATTAACTGTGCATTGCTGTGTAAAGTAAGCAGCAGCATATCCTGGACATTGTGGGCTATAAAGGGCACTTGCAGAACATTGTAGGTTTAAATAAGCTGCAGCGTAACCTGAGCATGTAGTAGATGATAGCGGATCGGCTGCACATGTATCAACACCATAGTTCATTTTTAAACTAACGTTGCGAACCTTTGGTCCGTAGTAACCACCCCAGAAACCACCATCTCTGCCGCTGAACTGAACAGTTAAGTTACCAAAGTCAGAAGGAACTCCTGGGTTCTCGTAGTTGACAGTACCACTGAAAGTAGTCCAGTCGAACTTGGTGTTATAAACCCAAGTGTCAGTTCTTCTTACTGAAGTGTTATTATAGTTTAGAGTGTAAACGTTTGCGTATAGTGTATCAACGCCACCTTGACGGTTATCGCCGTTCAGGTTGTTAATATCCCAAGAGTATGAATACCCTCTAACTTGTATACCTGAGCCAACGTTTGATAGTGCTTGATTGATTGCGAATGTCTGAGCGACAGTCGACTGCATATAACTGAAGTGGATTGTATTAGTGGCTGGGTCGTAAAGAGCTCCTGGACCACCAGTGCAACAATCATTTGGTTTTGAGCCTGTGACTACACCTGACCACGTATGAGCAGTCCCAGATGTAATTAGATTTGGCGTTGACTGATCCTGAGCGTGAGCGAAAGAAACTGTCAACCACAAAATGGCTAACAGCTTCTTCATTACTTCTTCTCAGGAGTTGGGACGATTGTATCGTCTTCTTTGATACGACCCTTTGCCTTCCAAATCTCTTTAGCGTTCTCGCCGATCTTACCTTGCACTGGGCATGGTGTACCTGCGTCTAACATAGCTTGGAAAACACGATCGTCTTGGCATAATGTTGCTACCGCTGCAACCTTCATACCCATATCATATAGATTCTTCGAAAGTTTGATTCTTTCGCAATTCATATCCCTAGTTGTACCACCCATAGAGATACCAAGAATCTGCGTCTGAACTGCACCACTTGCGGCAGTGGCACATACGTCATTATTAATTGTTGTGATTGCTGGAGCCACGGCTGTTGGCGGTGGCGATTTTACTGTTGTAGTACTGTTGCTTGTAGTCTCAGAATAAGATCTACTTGTCGAATCAGTTACGATTGGGTCAACTGCCCAAGCGTTTAATGTAGTCATAACAAAAAGCGACATCACACATAGCTTTTTGTACATGGCTTTTGCCCTCCTAACTCCTCACCCTTGGAGCCAGACACAACCCGTCTGTTGTTATTATATTAGGTGATAACACTATTTAGGTATCCGCAGTCTTTGCAAACGTCCTTGAATAGGTTTAATGCTCCACAAAATTTACATTCATACTTCATTTTTTATTCAACTTTTCAATATCGTCTTCGATAGTACCAACCTTGTTTAAGAAGGATTGTACTTTACGTTTCTTTTCTTGTTCCAACAGTTCTGATTCGTATCTACCCATTTCTTTTTCGGTAGATTTAACACCAACTCTGCTGTAAAGTTCTGGTTCCCAGTCTTTCTTGACCTCAACCTCAACATGATCATCAAATAATAGATCGTCCTCAGTTTCTAAAACTTTAGGGCTTTCTTCACCTTTAATCTCTAACGTGCCTTCTTCTATACCTTTTTTGACGGCTTCCTGTAATTCAGGGAAATCGCTTATTGGGCGAGGCTCCGTTAGATTTAACTCTTTGTTCTTATCAAAGAACTCTTGAAGAGGGTGTGGTTTTTCTTCACCCTTTTCTTTCTTCATCTGCCAGTTAGCGGCAATCAGCAATAGAACGGCTAGTGGATCAAACACTAGCACGATCATCATGATTACAATTCGGACGGCTTTTTCGAGTATCTCTTCGCTGGCGCTTTCTTCGTAGATGAGCGCTGCGATGTATTTGATTGGTCCGACTTCGGCTTCGACTTTACGGACTTCGCTGGCGATTGGGGCTCTTTCTTCGTTGTACTTGGCGACCTTGGTTTGCGCTTCACCGATTTCGGAGAGGAGTCTTGCTCTTTCTTTTTGCTGCCCTCTACGGATGGCAACGGCTCTGTCTGCTCCACTGGCTTCGGTTGTTCTTGCGATGGTTTGATCAACTTGTTGATCCAGTTGAGAAATTTGCTTACGAGCTGCATCTATATTTTCCTTTTCAGTTTTAATTTTTTCATCTATCAGAGATAACTTAGCTGCAACGTCGCCAGTTGGGACTGCTTGGTCTAGGTGAGCTTTAGACAGATAACCAAAGATACCCATTGACGTTAGCATCATTAAGACTACCAACGCAACGGTGAAATAGCCCATCATTAGTTTTGGAATCTCTTTCCAGCTACGATATAGCCAAGATGCCACAACTAATTTGGACACTTCAAGTAGAGAACCCATGATGAAAATTGGAATTGCGGCTGCAGCAAAGATCGCCACTAGACCCATGATCGAGTAGTAAGCTGCCACTGCGGATAAACCCAGTGCTGTTCCGAATAGTAAATATGCCATCATAGTTTATTTAAGATATGAGAACCATGAACACGAACGCTAATCTGTCCGTTGTAATAATCCGTGGTTTCCAACACTCTCCTTGTAAATTGTTCGCGAGCCTCAACGTAAGAACATTCAGCTTTTGATTTACAGAAAAACAAAATCTCCCTGCGGAAGTTATCCTTCCCAAGGAGCTCTACATCTTTATTTAGTTCTATGCTAGAGCCATAGTAGTCTAGCCAATCAGAGTCTATTTTTGACTTGATCTTCTTTTTCTTCTTAGTGCCGTTCTTTAAAGTGACGGTCTTATAAGAAGTCTTGCTAAACTTAGCAAGTTTCTTACCAATATATTTGCGATCGCTGGTGAGGTTTGTGATTAAGTATACAAACCCCACGCAGTCGTCTGGTAATTCAGTAATTTGTTCGTTATTATAAAGCCACATTGAATAAAATAGTTCGTAAAGAAACTATTTATTCTTCGTGGTCTTCATCGTCTTCTTCGTAAATGTCCGCTGAACAAACAGGGCAGTAAACGATATCTTCTAGTCTTTCTTCAGACTTGATGATAATTTTACCGTATGCCCCGCATTCTTGGCATTCAAAATGCTTAGTTGCCATATTTCCCCTTACAGAGCAAACACAATGTAAGCTCTAGCTGTTTTTGGTTTACACACATAATCAACACCAGCTGGAATATAAACTAAATCGCCTGGCTCTAACAATCTTTCTTGATCATTAACACTTAGTTCGCTATGACCAATAGTGTTCCAAATAAGAACATCATTCTCGCTGGTGTATTTATAGTCACCCTTTGTTGTAAGGGTAACATACATATCAACACCTTTGATTTCCGCAGCAAGGTTTTCACTAAGATATTCTTTAACGGGAGCAATGCTGTCGATTTGATCAGCAACTGGAAGTTTATAGTACATGATACCAATTGGTTCTCCAACTTGGTTATCAGCACAGTGAGCCAGATAACCAATTGCAGTTTCCCAAAGGAAAGTTGGTTGGATAGCTTTTGAAACTACCGTCGGAATCTTACCAGCGATTCGTTCGTTTAATTGCTCCATTAAGCCCATACATCACTCCACGATCCAGTAAGTGCACCTTTAGCGTAGTCAGTAACACGGTTCTCGAAGAAGTTACCGTGCACAGGTGCGTTAATCATTTCTTCAACCCATGGTAGTGGGTTCTTCTTAACTTTAAAGATACCCTTCATACCCAAAGAGATAAGACGACGATCAGCAATGTAACGGATATACTTCTTAACGTCTTCAGCAGACAGGTCTCTCATATCACCGCTTTGGTAGCACAAGTCGATAAACTTGTCTTCTAGTTCAACCATCTTTTCAGCGATTGAATAGATTTTGCCTTTGAGTTCGTCGTTCCAGATCTCTGGATTCTCTTTGACGTATTCCTTGAACAAGCGCATCATGTTCTCAGCATGCATCGTTTCGTCAACGATAGACCAAGTGACGATTTGACCCATACCCTTCATCATACCGTGACGAGGGAAGTTCAATAGCATAATGAATGATGAGAACAACTGCATACCTTCAGTGAACGCTGAGAACACGGCAATGTGTTCAGCAACGCTGGCAGCTGTACCGTTCTTGCTAGAGATATCTAACACATAGTCGTGCTTGTCTTTCATCTCTTGGTATTCCAAGAACTGATTGTAAGTAGTCTCTGGTAAACCTAGTGTTTCAATCAAGTGAGAATATGCAGCAATGTGTAATGCTTCACGTGCAGCAAAGCCCATCAACATCATGCGGATCTCAGGTTGAGGGAAATGAGGTAAGTAGTTATTTACATAACCACCAGCAACGTCAATGTCACCCTGTGTAAAGAAACGGAAGATGTTAGTTAGAAAAGTCTTTTCCTCAGCAGTCAAAGACTTCTTCCACTGTTTAACGTCTTCAGCCATAGGCACTTCAGTGTGGAGCCAGTGAGCTTGTTCGTGTTTCAACCAAGCCTCATATGCCCACGGATAGTTGAACGGTTTAAAGTTCGTTCTGCTATCGGTAAGTTTGTAATTCTTTTTAACCATTATTCTTTGTCCAATTCTAATTCTATCATTTCGTCCGTGATATGGACGCCAACAACTTCACGATAACCTTCTGGTGTTAATACAACCACTTTAACCTTTTTAAGAGTTTTGTGAATCTCACCGCTATTCTTTGGGTAGAGAGCACACCAGTATTTTTTGATTTTATCAGAGATGTCGTAAGCGTCCATGGGGTCATCCTTCGCAGGCTAGGCAGACTGATTCATCACCAGTCATAGCAGTTAAGTCGATTTCTTTAATCACTTCACGTTCAATCTTCTTAGCAACTTTATCTGCCTTGGCGATCTTATCAGAACGACAATAATACATAGTCTTCAGTTTTTCTTTCCATGCCATAAAGTGTACAGCGTGGATATATTTAATATGCGAGTCTGGTCTAAAGAAGACATTTAGAGACTGCGCTTGGTCTATATATACTTGCCTGTCTGCGGCGTGTTGAATGACCCAGCGCTGGTCAATTTCCATAGACGTCTTGAAAACATCTTTGTTCCAGTCGTCCATCCAATCCAAGTGCTGAACCGAACCATCATTCGCAATAATCGAACTCCAGATTTCTTGGGCATCCGCTTTAGGGTTTGTAGCCACATAATCATTAACTACCTTATCAAGATACTTGTTCTTATTCAAGTGAGAACCCGATAGAGTGTCTTGGCGATAAGCGTTGGCACGATAAGGTTCAATAGAAGGAGAAGTATTCCCCATGAGAATGGAAGAAGAAGCATTGGGAGCAATAGCCATAAGATGACTAAAGCGATTCCCAGTACCAACTGCATCAGGAGCTTCGCCACGCTCAGATCCCAATTCTTTATTTGCAACATCTAATTTACCTCTTACATAAGCAAAGATTTGTTTATTCTTACCAACAGCTAGGCTGGATTCCCATGGGATGCTGTTCTTTTGCAAGAAGGCATGGAAACCCAACGCACCGATACCGATGCTTCGTTCACGCATGGCGGAGAACTTTGCACGTTCGATTGAGGTAGGTGCATGATCAATAAAATGCTGAAGCACATTGTCAAGCATTTCTGCAACATCACGAAGGAAAGTAGGATCGTTTTTCCACTCATCATAGTATTCAAGGTTCAATGAAGACAAACAACAAACAGCTGTACGTTCTTCGTTGGTTGGTAAAATAATTTCTGAACACAAGTTTGATTGATGAACACGTAGACCTTTTTCATACAACCACTGTGGTAGTCTACGGTTAGACTCATCAATGAAGTGAAGGTATGGCTCACCAGTTTGCATACGCATTTCTAAGATACGCTGCCATAGTTCTTTAGCTGATACAGTTTCACGGACTTCACTTGACGCTGGGTCAATTAGATTCCATGAGTCATCAGCATTATGATCAAGCATACAACGCTCGATGATTTCCATGAACGCATCAGGGATATTAATACCGTGGTGCATATTCAGGCAACGCATATTCTGGTCACCTGTTGGTTTGCGCATCTCTAAGAAGTTAATGATATCTGGATGACTAATATCGAGGTAAGCAGCATAAGAGCCACGACGAGTACGTCCCTGACGATAAGCCAAACTAGACGCATCGTACATTTTGAGGTGAGGCATAACTCCAGTCGATTTATCGTCCGCCGAACGGATACCAAAACCGATGCCAACACCACCGCCAAGCATAGAAAGCCAATTAGTTTCGCTAAGATTATCAACTAGACCCTCCGCTGTGTCTTCGATATAGTTGAGGAAGCAGCTGATAGGAAGACCACGCTTGCTGCGACCGAAAGAAAGGATAGGTGTAGAATATGAAAGCCAATGCTTGCTGGAATATTCATACAACCTTTGAGCGTGTTCTGGTGTGCTACCGAACATACTTGATACATACGCGAACCTTTCTTGAGGGGAGACTTCTTCCTCTCTCATATAACTTTCTTTTAGACGAATCTTCCCAAGTTCATCAAATAGATTATCTCGAGAATAGTCTACCTTAATGCCATGCACAACTTCTTGCATAGATTTCCTTTTTATTTTAATTATTGATAATGTCGTCTACCATAGGGAAGGCTTCAGCAATAGCTTTTGCACACTCTAGAGCGACGTCTCTATGTTCTTCTTGTGTACCGTTTTCTTTACGGAGTTGAATGTAGTGAATCCAACTGCGGATTGTACCATTCATGTATAAGCGACTTACTGTATTACCTTCTGGTAAGATAGCACGTGCTTGTTCTTTAGCAATACCCTTTTCAATAGCTTCAGCATAAGTCGCCTTGACATAATCAATTAGAAACTTTTGCTTAGCATCCCACCACGCTTTTAGGGCAACGTCATTAGTGTGGATGGAGTTTTGACGGTTCTTCTGGTCTTGTAGTCTAGCTTCTCTTAGGACAAAGTCTAAGTCCTTAGTTGGATCAGCATAACGTTGGCTGAACTCTTGGAATGAGAATGAACGGTGACGAAGAATCTGTCGAGCGATATCACGAGTAGTTTCGATCTCTAGGCATGCTGAGACCATTTCAAGTGGAGACCAGTGTTGGTGTTTGATAAGATACTTGATTAACTTATCAGCTGTGTCCATATTAAATTGGTTAGATGGGTTGCTAACTCTAGCACAGAATGCAATAAGCTCCTGTGCATCGGTCAACCCTTCATCATACATACCACGTGCGGGTTTAGAGTAACTAATTAATTTAACTTTCATACTTTTTTCCAATCTGCGAATTTCAATTTAGCTTCCATACCTGCGAAGGTATTTGTATTTATGAGGTTCAAAACCTCACTTGGGGTTCTTCCAGCCTTGATCATGTCATTAATGTCTTTTTCTTCCACTGTATCTGGATACATAACAACGTTATAACCAAGGTCAATATATTTACCAAGCTGGCGGACAATGTCTTTATTTCTTGGTTCGTTATCCATTACAAGCGTTGCATTAGTGAGAAGCTGACGAATGATAGGGGTATCAAAACTTGCTCCTGAAACAGCGATTGCATTCGGAAGAAACAAACTGTCGATTGGTCCTTCCACCACGTAAATTCGTTTTGAGTAGTCAACTCTGTCAAGTCCATATATTTTCTCCACTTCTTCACCAACTTTGATGGTGTAATACTTAGGCGTCTCGTCGCCGTATGCTCGCGCACCGATGGCAAAACATTTACCATGTTTGTTAAAATACGGGATGATCATGCGAGGATGGTCACCCTGAATAGGCTCTTCAAATTTAGGTTGAAATGAGTTTACAAACTTCTTGAACTTCGGAGCGAAGTAAAGAAGGTTCAACTTATCTTCTGGGATTTTACGGTTCAGTGCGTACTTTACCGCTGGGTGACTGCGATCTAAACGATCGAGTCTATGAACAGACGAAAGAACATCATCTTCCCATTCAAGCACAGCAGGTGCTTTAGTTTCGGGGATGAATTTACCAACGTCCTTGTGGTCAGTATACTTGGATGCGTTTTCTTTGTAACGTTCCAATACATACTCATCGTACAGGCTTGCATTAACACGCTTCAGTAAGTTACCAAAGTTGCAAGACAAACCACAGTTGTGACACTTATAAGTCAGACCACCCTTGAAGTTTAGGATGTAACCACGTGCCTTTGTTTTCTTGGTTGAGCTGTCACCGCACACTGGACACGAGAAGTTCCAAGTGTATGGTTTAACCTGTCTGAAGTTTCTTAGCTGCGCTCCAAGAATGGAGGCATATTTGACGTCAATGTATAACATGATAACTCTCAACTAACATATAGGGTTAATTATACCCTATATCATGATAAAAAGCAAGTTTTATTTAACCGAAGATCTTAGTGAATAGACCTGAGTTTCCAATAATAAACCCTAATACAATTGCACCACCGACAATCATCCAACGCCAGTTTTCAAGAACGTCTACACGCTTTGTGATTTCTTTGATATCATAATCCATAGTTGCTGCAACTTTTTGAATATCTTCTTGAACAGCCTTTTGAATAGAATCATGCTGCTCTTTCGCCATAGCAGCAGATGCATTCATCTTATGTTCTAGTCTAGATTGTAACTGATCAATCTTTTCCACAACTTCCCTCGTCTGTGTAGTGATGCGAGAATGTATCTCTTTTATTTCTTCGTTTCTATACTCTGACACTTTTTCAATATTGTCTAAACGTTGTTCGTGTACTGCGAGAATCTTACCGATATCACCGCTAACCTGTGCAATCTTTTCGATTGATGTATCAAGTTTTGAAACCACGCTCTTCAAAACTTCAACTTCTGTTTCAATTGCCATTGTAGATTCTCTTTTGTTCGTTAACCCACTCTTGTAGCGATCTCAGTTGTTCTGCTACTTTGTGGTAGGTTGTGTAGTTTTCTGTGATGGTTGTGGCAACTCCAGAGAGTTTAACTTCGGAGGCTCCTTCATTAGCGCCTCTGGAGGTGTCGGGAACTTCATTGCGACTGGCACTGTCGTGGAGCAAGACGAAACCATTAGGGATAACGCACTGACCATCAGCAGTCGCTGTAATAAGATTTGGAATTTGTTTTGCAATTAGATCACCTTTTTCTTTAACAACTTCAACTTTTGTAATGTACTTTGTAACAACCTTGGTGCTGGCTTCAGCAGAGGCTGCTTCTTTCTTGGCCATTTCTAACTTTACTTCGGCGACTCTAGCTTCCCAACGTTCTTGGTTGGATGCTCCACCCATCATGTACAAACCAAAGACCAAAGCTACGATAGATCCTACACGAATAGCTTTAAGGTATGTTGACACAAAAGGTATCTTACCTAAGAACTCTGTTGCTAAGAATGCAACAACACCAGCCAGAGAAACCAAGCTGAAAATCCATGAAGGTAAAAAGTCAAGAATCCACATTATCGAGCACCTGCAGTAATTTGTAGTGGGCGACGAACCACAGTACCTTTGTACTTCTTAAGATCTTTCTTCTCGATCTTTGGTTCGTTTACAGAAACTGGTCCACCAGTGTTATTAGTAGGTGGTCCACCAACAGCACCTTCGCCCTCTTCCTCTAGAAACTTGGCAACTATAATTTCTTCTTCAGCTAATGTAACATTAAGGTTTAGAAGTTTCTCATACTTGCCCTCAATATTCATTGTAGCCTTTGAACCAGAATCTAACTGCTCGCGAACTAACCAAAGTGCAGGGGAAAGAGCTTTAGTAAGGTTGAAGTCACCACGCTTTTCGTGCTGCTTCATAACCTTCTTTAAGATAACAACCAAGCGGTCAAGATAAGTGTATGCTTTCTTTTCTGCTTGGGTTTTTAGTTGGTGTGACTTCTTCAGTACGTTGCCGTCTTTATCAATGATACCTTGCTTGTATGCGTCCATGTTCTTAAAATCTGTTGAAAGCATTTTAAGAATCTTAAGAGCATATTGTCTATCGAGAAGCTGATTCATTGGTAAATTTCCTTAGGACGGCAATAACTTTTTCGTCTAGTTTTATGTCAGAAAGTATGATGTTGTATTCTGGTAAAGTTTCGGGCATATGTCCAAGATAAAGTAAGAACGTTACAAGAACATCCCACGAATCCTTGTCCACCTTATAGAATAACATACGGGTGGCATTTTGTCCGAAAACATTATATAGCACGATGATATGATTAAGGATCAACCGATCTTTTAAATCACCGTCTTTTTTGTAACGAGTTAATAACTTTTTAAGATACAGAAACTTCTTAAGATCTTCATCAAACTCTTCTAAACTATGACACTGCGGGTTATCGTAGTGATTCATAGCAAAGAGTAAAAAGTTATTCTCGTTCAATTTTTCAACCATACTTTCTCACATAAAACGGGGGAGTCGAAACTCCCCCAACTCATGATTATTTAGCTTAGTCGCCGAATGTTAGAGTAGCAACATCAGATGTTACTTCACCAGCACCGTTAGCAGAAGTAATCTTAACACGGTATTGGTCACCAGTGTTACCAGCTTCTTGAGCAGCAAGAACCAATGAATCGGCAGTTTCGCCATCTACATCAGACCAGTTACCTTCACCAACTGCCTTAACTTGCCATTGGTATGCTAGAGTACCACCACCAGAAGATACAGTAGCTGCAACAGTGAATGTAGCTGCACCGTTTGCAGTTTCTTGATCAGCAGGTTGAGTACCGATAGTGATAGTGTAAGTAGCGTCAGCTGCCTTAGTATCATCAGCACGGTCACCAGCGTTAGCTGCTGTTTCTGCTAGAGCAACTAGACACTCAGCCTTATGGCGAGTAGTACCTTGTGAATCAGTGTAAGTGCTATACAACCACCAGCCACCGTGTGTAAGACCACGCTTCTTGTTTGTTGCTTGTTGAGCTTCAGTGATATCAACAAAGATACACTTTGCTAGATCAGCAGAGTTTAGGTATTTTGGACGAGAGTTATCTGCGTCAGTTTTTGCCCATAGTGTCATGGTATTCTCCTTGATTATCTGTTAGAGTTTGGTAGGTTCAAAGAGTGAGTAGCAATACCACCGTAAGACTTACCTTTTGTTACTTTTTGGTTTGCACCAGATTTAGAACCTGCTGGGCGACCACGACCACGCTTTGGAGCGTCAGCTGCTGGCTTTGCTGGCTTATCGTCTTCATCTTCACCTGCATCATAAGATGCGCCATATGAACGACCCTTAACAACAGTTCTGCCGCCAGGACCAGGTGTATACTCTAGAAGTTGCTCAACGAACTGAGCGTAAGTTAGTTTTTCAGACATGTTAGTCTCCTCTTTTTTAACAGTTTTTTTCTTAACATCTTTAGAAGCATCTGAGCACTTCTCTGCCATAATTTTACTGATCAATGCTTCTGCAATTTTTCTACCAGTAGCTTGTGCGCTACCAATAGCTGTACTGGCAGAACCAACAGGTTGATCGTTACCAGTAACAAATTCGATTTGTGCATTATTTGACTTCTTAACCTTTTTGGTATCAGAGATAGTATCAGACTGAGTTGGACCAGCTGAGTCTACTTTAGAATCACCACTAGGTTGAATAGTACCTTCGTCGACCTTGTCTTTTGCATTACGAGTAAACTTCTCGTTATCGAAGTTCTGGCGCGAAGTAATAGCTGAAGTCTTTCTACCAGACTTATCAGACTTTCTCCAAGCCTCTGGATCGAAAATAATACGTTCTTTACGATCGGCAGATACTGTATCTTCTTTTAATGACATATTAACCCTTTAAGATTGATTTTAAGAACCAACCATGTTTATCGTGAGTATCTAAGCGAGAAGCTGCAAAATCGGCAATACCTTGCTTATTAGCTGCTGTTGCTAACTCGAATACTTTATTTAGGCTATCGATCACTTTAGAGTTTGCATCTAAAAGGTTTTGGAACATCTCATCGGCAGAAGAAGGTACGTCTGCGTCTTCCTCAATAGTTGAAGACTCTAGAAGGTCTTTAAGGCTATGCGGAGCATATTGACTGATAACACGGATACGTTCAGCTGATGGGTCAACTGCATCGTGTAGTTCTGTGTACAGATCGTTTAGGAAATCGTGGTGTTGAATGAAGTCTCTACCTTCAACGTTCCAGTGATAAGAGTGCGCCTTGAAATACATAACGAACGTATTAGCAAGAGCGATGTGTAGAGATGCGGTTAGTTCTTCCATCTTAGCTTCCTACTGCAGTTGTGTTATCGTAAATAGAGAACTGAGAAGTTTCAACTTTAGAAGTCCAACCCATTTTACGAAGTTTAAGAATACAGTGTCCTGGACCATCAAATACTAATCTAAAGTCTTTATCGGCATAGATACGATCAGCGAAACCGTGGTGATCAAACTCGTGTTGACCGCAGTTAGTAAAGAAGTAATGGCTATGAACCAAACCAGTACCACCGTTTAGAATACGAGTGATATCAAGTTGTTTGTCTTTCTTAAGACCCCACCAGATACCAGTAATGTAAACATGTGAACCTGTATACTGAGCAAAGTGTCCGTCAGATTCTGAAGAATCACCAGCGCCAGCGACATACACTTGCGTAGGAGTAGTCAACCAAGTGCTTAGACTTAGGTCAAGAGTTTCACCAGCAGACTCCATTGTATAGAACTTAACAACGGCTTCTGTCTCTGTGTTTTTAAGGATATGAATTTTTGACATTATTAGATACCTGCTGGTTTAGTATATTTCTTGTGAGACATACGAGCTTTTTCTACTTGCTTAACGCGAGAAACCATACGTGCAGCTAGACGGTCTACAACTTTACGACGTTGTTGGATGAAACGCTCAACACGTTCTTTCTCACCAACGGAGATCTTAGAAGCATTTTGTCCTCTTAGAAGACGCTTCTTAAGAGCAGAAACAGCCATACGACGAGCACGCTTGTTTGCCACTTGAGGTGTTGATAGCTGACGTAGAGCAACCTTCTCTCTACGCTCACGCTTAGTTTGACTGCGACGCATGCGGGCTTTAGCACGGATACGTTCAACTCTAGATAGAACTTCCATCAGAGCTTCTTCAGTAACTGAATCAAAGGCTTCTATTTCTTCGCCAGTCTCATCGTCGATGATTGCTAGTTCTTCATCATCATATGCTTCAAAGAACTCATCAGATTCGTCAGACAAGCTCATTAGTTCGTTTTCGATTTCAACAATAGAAGCCTCGTTGACTAGAGCGTCTAGGTCATCGAATTGTTCTTTGACTGTCTCAAACTTTTCTTCATGCGGTTCTTGACCAGCTGTGTGAACCTTATCAACGTTTACAGTTTTAGTTTTTGGTTTAGCAGCTTGGGCTTCAGTTAATTTTGAATCTTTAGCTTGGTCTTTGAAACGCTTTAGTTGAGCAGTGCGTGTAGCTTGTTGCTCATCAGTTTCTTCTCTGAAGTGAGCGATAGCATTAGCTTTCTTACCTTTAGCACGTAGTGTCTTAGCGGCAGCTTGGGCTTGGTGACCGTTGTCGAACTTCTTCCATGGCTTACCGTCAATGTGAACAGTGTGTGGACGATCTAACAGAGACTTAGCTTTGAACTTTGGTTTTGGTTCGTTGTGGTACTCATCGTCTTCGCGAGGCTTCTTAGCAAATCCAGTACGGTTATCATCGTAGCCGTTACCTTCACCCAAGTGATACTTTACTTTACGGTGACGCATACTGTGGTCAGTATGTAAGTGAGAGTTACCAACTAGACCATCTTTTACTTTATCAGCAATCTCAGTCTCATCTTTAGTCATTTGACCAGTAGACTTACGGAAGTCACTTAGACTCATGATAGACTTAGCGATGTTATACTTCTTAGACTTATCAACAACTGGAGAATCTTTGCAACCGCATTCTTCTGGGATGTTCTTAAGATTCTGGCGCTCGCGTTCTTGTTGCTTGGCTAGGTCTTCTTTTTCCTTGGCTTGATCAAGAGCAAGTTTCATCTTCTCTGTATCAGCTTGTGCTTTCTTAGCTTCTTTGTTACCAGTGGCCAAACCAGTGGCTGCAGCAGCGTCAGCTTCTTGTAATAGTTTTTCGTCTAACATAAATTCTCTTTCGGTTAGTTGTACGTCTTGAATCCATTTACTCACTTTTAAACCAGCTTCATTCTGTAACAGCAAATGATTAGAGCCACGTTTGATAATTTTATATACTGTATTATCGCTTTCAACGATATCACCTTCGTTAAAAATCTCACCACGGAAATACTGTTCACGCAGGTCGTCCTTAACCAAGTTAATTTGTTCTCTGATTGGCTCAAGGTTCAAGCCAATACGAATATCATTCATTAGACGCTTACCGTCTAATTCTCTGACTGTTGTTGGTAGACTGTTTTTAAACGATACAAATTCACCCTTTGATGCCAACTTCAATAGCTTGTCGTCTTCATCAGGGCAAGTATCGCCAGCCTTAACAATCTCAACATCAGTGATACCAACTTTCTTCAACGCTTTCTTATAGTATTCAACGTTATCAGTTGGGGTCACTAAAGTAACACTCTTGTACTTTTTAAGGACAGAGCCGATAGCATCTATCTCTTTATGTACGAATTTTGTATTTGGGAATAGACTTCCCAAATACTGCATCTTTTTACTAATTTCTAATGGATTCTTTTTAGCGTCTTGTACCGAAGATACAAAAATGAAGTGATCAGCTTTGCGCTGACTCGCTAATTTACGGACTACCTTGATCTCAAGCTCATGACCCACGTTAGGGGGATTGAATCTTCCGCAGGTGAAAACCACGGACTTGGATGGTAGCTCGCTTAGGAGTTCTTTATAGTTCTTCATTTAATCCATCAATAATTAGTAACAGTATTATTTAGCGTATTAGCAGTTCCACTTTCTTAAGGCAAGAGCCTTACGAGTAGGTTCGCCATTTGGTTTCTTCATTGGACCATCTACACCAGACATACGTGCACAGAAAGACTTGCGACGGTTAGCAGCTTTGCTGCCTTTCTTTAGTTTAGAAGGTGGAGTAGTTACAGGTGCCTTTAGGTTGCTACCGTGTTCGCGATTATAGGCATCGCGACCCTTTTGTGTAAGACCACCAGTTGCAGACTTATGTCCTTTAGCATCAGCAGTTGCTGCTTCATCCAGTTCGTTTTCTTCTTTAACTGGAACGCAGTTTGGAACTTTCTTACCGTTCTTTTCTTTCATACCGATGGCTTCATAACCAGTCCAGCATGGATCTTTTTTCTTTTCTTCTAGGTAGTCTTTAAACGAAATCATTTTGCCCCCATATGTTTTCTTAAATCATTATAAAGAGCAGACTTGTGTAAGTCTTTCATGTGTGTTGGTAAACCAGCGTGGAACTCTTTTTGTTTTCCAGCAGCTGCTAATTCGCGCATCTTAGTACCTGATACTCCAGCAGTACCCTCAGCGTCTGGGTCACGTTCACCAGATGAGTGAACTGTGATTGACTTGAACTTGTATGCGCCGTGTTTGTGTTCAGAACCGTCGTTATACTTATTCAGTAACTTTTCGTATTCTTCTGTACGATCAGAACCAGCCACAACGTGTAAGTGACGAGTACCTTTAGCGTACATGTCAGCAGCATGGTGAAGAATAGTTGGCTTCTCTTTAGAAGCAGCTTCAATGTTTGTTCCTGGGAAAGCGTTACGAGCGTGTGTTACTTTAACATCAGCAGGTAAAGGGTTTTTCTTTTCATCATGACTATGTGATAGCACAACCTTATGGTCACCGTTGTGAGTTTTGGCTACTTCTTTGACTTTGTTGATAACTTGTTCATGACCAACAGTTGGCGGGTTCATACGACCAAAGGCTAGAACGCCATGCTTCTCATCAGGTTCTTTTGAAGGAGTACGAGCCTTCAATAAGTTTTGACGGGCAAACTCTGCACGGTTGACCAACTTAGTAGGTTCTGTAACACCATTATGTGTATGGTTATAAACGAAGCCTTCAGGTTTAGAAGCCTCGCCATTGATAGCGTGTTCGTAAGAACCTTCGTTAGATTCTAGAGACTTAACAAGTTCGTTCTTGGCAGACTGAAGGTGACCGTGCATCTTCAATAGGTTATCGTAGTGACCTTGGTTCTTCTTGATATGATCCAAGTGACCTTTTAGTTCATCCAGTTTAGCGTTCTGAGCTTTTTCAGTCTTTAGCTTAGAAACCATCTTCTCATACTTACCAGCGATGTGAGTCTTCAAACCTTCAGCGTCTGGCGTAGTACCTTCGCGCACAGTTTGGTTGATGTATGTGGCTAGATGTCCACCGTCACCGTGGTGCATAGATGTAGCTTTGTACATCTTTCCCTTATGCTCAGCGTGGATAGCACGAGCAGCGGACATATGTTTGTTGAATGAATCTTGAGACTGCTTAGAGTAGTGAGCACCAGAAGCATCATAATCAGCAGTGTGATGGAATACGTCTGGGTGTTGTCCGAAATCACTTCCGGAAACATTATGGTGAGCAGACATGCTGCTTAGTTTATCACCTTCGTATTTGGTATGAACAACTACACCAATCTTAGACTTCTTAATAGCTTCAGCCTTTTCACCCTTGGCTGTATATGTGATAGTGTTAGGTGTAAACGAAACCTTATCACCTTTCTTCTTTAAGTCATCGTGAGTAAACATCAAGTCGCCTTGATATACACCAGACTTTGGAGAAACTTTAGGGAAGTGCTTAAGAGCAGACTTTAGCTTATCGGCTAGACCAGGAGCATGTCCGTGGTTAGCATCTACATCTTCTGGAGTGTAGTTAATCTTTGGGTTCTTATTGAACGCTGACTTAGATGCCACAAAGAACTTACCGTTCTCAGGGTGGTGACCAAACACAACTGATGGAGAACCATCATACTTCATTGTCATCTTATGAGACTGAAGCCCTTGTACAGTGTGATGGTGCGCAGCTTGAAGAGCACCATAAGCGTGTTCAAAGCCATCTTCTCCGTGTAGAAGTGGACGGTCTTCAGCGTGGTGAATGTGCTTTAGTTTAGCACCTTCCTCTTCAGCTTCTAATAAGAAATTTAGAAAATTGATCATATTAGCTCAATGAGAATGTGCCAGCGACACCTTTGTGTGGACCAGAAGAACCCTTCATGGTGAAAGAACCAACGTTTGTTACTTTACCAGTCTTCTTATGGACACCTTTGATCACAGTAGAGATACCGCCATTGTGTACAACGTGTAGCTTATCAAAGTTGGCTAAGTGATCATCCGCAATACTGTGTGATGGAACAACGTGCGATTCAGCATCACCACTATCTTTTACTTTGGAGTGAGCAACGATATGCGGGATATGAGTTGGTGCGGATACGTGTTGACGAACAATATCACGTAACTCATCATCAGACTTCTTAGCCATACTTTCAGAGAAGTGTTTAGCCATGGCACGTTTAGCGTGCAGCGCTGATACCTCGGCAGTCGCTGCTCTTGTCTGAGCTTTCTGTTCAAACGCTGCTTGTTCAGTAGGCTTTAATGCGTCATGCGCAGAAATGTATTTTGCAAGATGTTCGTGTGTGACTTTATTCTTTGAACTTAGGGTCTTACCCTTTGCCAACAAACCTTCAAACTTAGAGTGTTCAGCACGAGCCTTATCAATACCCATCTTATCAATTTTGTATTGAATGTGACGTTGAGTCGCTGGACCATTGTAACCAAGTTCTTCCATATGCGCATGGTGGTTGTCGGATAGCTTCTTTAAAGAACCCTTTTGAAGACCAGCAGTCTTCTCCATAGAATCTAGACCAGGATTGCGATAGTTTGGTTTATGTGAACCATACTTGGCAGATACACCAACGTGACCAACAGTCTTACCGTCTTTATCGTGGACACGAACAATAACGTCAGCGTTGGAGTTTACGTCTTTAACACCAGTAGTCTTTTCGTGGTCTCCTGGCTTTCCTGGCTTATCAGCGTTTGATGTCCAGAATACTCGCCCGATGTGTTGACCTTCACCAACGTGTCCAGCTGACTTCAGGTGAGCGTGAATAGATTTAGCAGTTTGTTTTGCGTGTTCGTCGATCTGAGAGTATGCAGCGTCACCCATCTTTTTCTTAAGACGATCGTGAACTTGAGTTGGAGTACCAGCGTGGTCTTCGTTTTCAGACTCTGAGCGGTGATGTTCTGGAAGAGTTGAATCAGGGTGAAGATACTTCGCTAGAAGTAGTTCGTGCATTTTACCCTTGTCGTCGTTTTCAACATCTTTAGTATGATTAGCTTCTAGGAGCAACTCTTCTTGAAGAAGCGATTCCTTTAAGAAACTTTTAAAATTTAACATTAGAATTCCTTTTGATCCATCAATATATCTTTATATTTAGGCTGCGACCAAACCAACTAGTTCGGTCATCATCTTACCCTTTTCAATATAGTGGCGAACATAGTTGTTCTTTGTTTCACCCTTTAGTCTAACGGTGAATAAGATAGAACCTGTTTTCACGTCTTGAAATCTCACTTCTGGTTTACTTTTATTAGAAACAAAAACTGCTTTTAGTTCTCGGTTCTTTAGCCTTAGAGCTTGAGCTAAGTTACCAAACTTATAAATCATAGCCTCTTTGTTGCTTAATGATACCATATCCACTGTTGGATCATTTCTGGTTCCAAAATACATCAGACCATCAGCAAGGCTCTTGTAAACTGCCTCTTGGTTAGAAGTCATCTTGCGGTTGAACTCAGCAACCATACCTTTGTACACCTCAGTATTTGCTGCAATTAATCCGTCTGATTTCAGAACCGTGTAATATTTCTTTTCTAGAGCTGGCGAGACTTTTAAATCTAAGAGAGTTTCCCAAAGGTCTTTTTGTTTATCTAAACCACCACCACCAACTTGGCCAAATTGTTTTGCGCCAGCTGCTTTTAGCGAAACGTTGATATTAACTTTCTTATTATCAATTTCAACGTAAACGTCAACCTTGGTGTCATTCTGTGCAACTACACCAATTGCTTTTACTTCTATCCTGTTATATAAGCTGTTTTCATAAACAACTTTTGCGTTTGCAGCAACAGTAGTTGAGTTGGCGTACTTAACGCTGGAGTTAATAATACTTTTCAAGTTCTTAATATGACGAGGGTTCTTCAACGCTTTAATGTTAATAAGCGCAGAGTTTACTTCCCAGTACAAATCATCAACAACCTTTGGTTCTTTGTTTGGCGATTTTAATGGACCAATAACCTGTCTTGTGTCAGTATCGTTAAGACGTTTGATCATATCCAATACGTCACTATCAATAACAGCTTGGTTCTTATTTAAGAATCGGCAAGCAATAGCTGCGCTAAAGATAATCTCAGCCATATCACCACGGTTGCTCTTACCACCGAAGTCTTCTGTCTTCATGATATCACTCAGAGGTACTAGAGCAGAAACTTGCCCGTTTCGTTCATACGTTAAGTTGATTTGCTTAAATGAAACTGAACCTGCTCGAATAACGTTGGCGATGTCAGCAGAGTCTGCCAAGTCAAGTGCGTTCTTAGAAACCAGTTTACCAGTACGTGGGTCTGGATAAGAGATTCGATTGAATGGTTGTTGTTTACCGTCCGCAGTGGTAAACGGAGATTTTACACCTTCAATCAGTTTTTCAAGCAGGGCAATGATACGTGTTTCGCCGTGCTTACCTTTAAAATCTTTTACAGCCAGTTTAGCCATTACTATCCCTTATTGACATACTGACTATTTAGTTTATATTTCCTATCCCACTTAACAATATGCTGCATTAGTTTTGGTATGGCATAATTGTTTTTAAAATCGTAATCAAAGGTCTTAAGGATATAATGTAGCGTTGAAGAGTCTCGTTTGTTATTGACTCTGGCCAATAAAGTTTCTAATGAAACGTTTGGTCTGTTCATTTTAAAGTCTAGATAGACACAATGAGCGTATGCTTGTATCTCATCAAACTCAGATAGGTATGAACGTTCAGCGTCTTTTAGAGAGTGTCCAACCTTCTTGTGCGGTAGGACATAATTACTGTACTCGTCATTGCGACGATCGTACTGCATGAAGTGGATCATCTCATGCATTAAGGTTTGTATGACACGGTACTTGAATTTGTTCCAAGTCTTGACTTCAAATTTATGTTTATCGAAGTCAAAAGAATATATCTGGATACAACATTGACGGTCATCTGGAGAATACTCGCCACCGACAGCAACGTATTTTGACCACGATTTCTTCAGAGGTTGTCTGAACTCTACTTTAGTTCTCCACTTCTTAAAGTAGTTGGAGAGACCGACGGAGTTATTTTCATACTCGTCTAGGTCTCTCCATATTTTTGATGGGTTGAGTTTAGCTCGGAATGGACGCTCAGTGAAGTTGAGCATTTCCATCCAGTCAAAGTTAGATTGTTCTAGGAAATTCATTTGACCTCCTAGAAAGCCTAAACCTTACCCTAATTGTCCTTCTAGGAAGGCTAAGACTTTCGCTTGTTCCTCTAAGTTAGTATTTGCAAACTCAGTAATATAAGGCATCAAGTCAAAATTTGATAACAGGTTACTATATTTAGTTTCGCGACCTCTTAGGAATTGCTCGGACTGATCAGAACCACGATCTTTATATCGCTGTTCGAGAACTGTCTTAGGTGCGTTCAGGAATACGATATGAAGCTCGGTATCTGGGAGACCCATGGCGAACTCTAGGAAAGACTGATTGAAGATACGGTCACCTTCAAATAGAACGTTACAGTTATGGGAAGCGATCCACTCCTGCATGGCTGGCTGAACTGCCATAGAAAGACGGTCGGTTCCAGCGAACACTTCGCCTTCTTCATACTTACCAAGGATGTATAGATCACGCTCAGTATTATACATGGCTGAAACTAGCTTGGCTGGTTCAACTGGTTGGAATACTTTACTTTCCATATACTTACGGAACAACGTGGTCTTGCCAGTTCCTGGGCTACCACCAACAGCAATAAGTTTTCTCACTTTTTTCTCCGCTCTAATAAGTTGAATGGTGACTTCATCATTCGCTTTAATTTTATCAATGAACATTATTCAGTAACTCTTTCAATTCTTCATCAGTGAATACCCAAACACGACCGATGAAGTGATGAACGTCAGCATCCTTATCGTGTTTCTTTTTGAACATAACCTTCTTGGCAATATCACGTGCTAAGTTCTTGGCGATGTTCTCTTTAATCTCAGAGGCATAATCAGGGGCAACCTCTTGTAGCTTCAATAGCTCTTGAGCAGTTACTTTATGATCAACAGCGATACGGTTGAGGCTATGCTCATCCATAATCTCATCCACTGTGCGTGTAATCTTTGGGAGAGGTGTAGCAGCAGTCATAGCATTATGAGCCGACCAACTACTAATACCAATTGGTGCAAGACCGCTATTTGTTACAACAGAATAATTGCCGTCGCTTAATGTAAGACTTCCTTGCATCACATCATTTAATACGTCATCTGGGTTCATGTAAACATCTCCAATCCCATTAAGGGTTTTTCTTCATCTTCAAACATCCATTCTAAGTTATCTATTTTACCTGAGTTCAGGAAGAAAGTAAACTTTTCTTTATTGATGCCATTCTTGTGGTCTAGTCGCAAGTCGATTGTTTCATTTCGAGATTGCCACATAACATTCCAATCAATACCATACCATCCATCACCTTCAGCTTTGATAATCTCTTCAGCTTGACGGTCAAGGTAATATCCAAGATAGCGACCGTGCTTTGCTCTAAAGATTTTCTTGAAAGAACACAGACAGGTTTCCATAGTAAAGAAGTCAATTTGATTTGCTAGTTCAGGAAACCTGTCTAGCATTTCAACCCTGATTCCCTCGCCAAATGCTTCAAGGTCTCCATACTCGCTTCCAGTGAGTTTTCGATCAACATCGTTATCACGCCCAGCGGCAAAAAGTAATCCATTACGATGAGAACGGGAACCATCATAATCATCCAACATAAGAGAACTAGGCTCAATGTTAATACCAGCAGTGTGCTTAAGATGCTGCATATAGAACCAAGTAGAATAACGACCAAACTTATGAAGCCTTGACTTAAGAACGCTCCACAGAGCATCAAAGTTTTCTTTAGCATCACCGACGTAGTACGATTCGAGTGTTTCACGTTGAGTCTTCTTTCCAATAAAATTTTGATACGATTCAAACATTGCTGGAAGATGACCCTTGTTCCATTTCGTATCAGTCTGGTAACGGAGTCGTTTGTAGTTGGTTGTATTCCATTGAGTGATACGATCTACCGTGGCAAGTTCGTAGTCAGGGAATTCGTTCTTAAGAACCCAAGCAGTTGGCAGTTGATATGTGTTACCATACAACCAAGCGAACCAAATACGTTCTTCGTCATTATGTTCATAACGTTTATGAAGATAGTTTGTAGCCCAAACCGCTGGGTCACAGTCATCATATTTCATTGACCATGCGTACCAGCGGATGAAGGCTTCTCTTCTGTTTTCTTTATTTCGATAATCCATCTCGTGTCACAATGTTGTGATTAAATGGGTGCGCAAAGAAGATGTTAATCTTACTTTTAACACCGTGTGTTAAAATATTATCCAGCTTTTTAAGGACACTGTCAGCTTCTGTCAAATAACCAACGATACTCTTAAAGTGAATAATTATATTCGCTTCGTTCTTACCACCTTTAACGAAGTTCTCAACCGCATAAGCAATAGCACCACCAATACCACCGTTATTCACCCCATCAAGAGATTGGTAAATAACAGGCAGACCATTATTATGTGTAGATTGTTGCCAGTAACGAGCAAGAGTAGCAGTGCTGTAATCAATGAAGTTTTGTTCATTCTTTGAACGAGCAAGGGCTTCAGCGGTTGCTTCAGCTAACTGGTCGCATTTACGAATGACGTCAGAGTTAAGCCACATACCACCCTTCTTAGTACCTTTACCACCAAGATCTTCTTTGGCGATTGCTTTGAAACCAACGCTGTCGAAACTGTGTGATGGGTAACGTGCTTGAAGTTCGCGAAGACGCATCACCAAGTCATCAAGTGTATTACCAGTGCGTTCAGCTTCGACATGGTTCATCAAGTTGCCAAAGATATTGAAGTTATACGCATCATTATCAAAGTGAGAGTAATCAACTTTGATAACAGGGAATGTATCCCAACCAGCAACAGAAGCAGCATTGACACGATGGTTACCATCAAGCAACATAATGATACGACCGTTGGCGTCAACTAAAACAATAACTGGGGTGATATGCTTTCTAGCAAATCCTGGCGTTTTAAACGCAGTAATCAGAGAAGAAAGTTTGTCTTGTTTTAACTTGAATGCACGTGCTTGGTTGTGGTTGGTTATGTATAGCGTATGTACAGATTCTTCTGTTACAGGGAATTCTTCAGTACCACCTTCTTTCCATTTTTCAATGGCTTCAGTAACCTTTCCCCACAGTTCAATCAGTTCAGGTGTTTTGGTTTTCTTCTCGAGGATAAGGTCGCTTGGGTCAAACCACTCACCAGTTTCAACCCACTTTGTAACATTGTCAACATGTTCTTTTACTGGACGGAATGATCGAACGACGCCTGGTCCGCCACCATTAGTTTTATTATAGAACTGTTTAGAATTCTTTGCGTCAAACAAACTCAAAAAGAAATACTCTTGGTTGTACATTTCTTCTTTTGTGCCGTGCGCAAGAATAACACGCTCAATTAGGTCTTGGTGGATGGCTTCTTTGAGGAACCGATTAGTCGAGGATGTAATGTAGTTATCAACGGTCACATCTCCGTTGTGCACACCAATATACTTTTCTTTGGTGTTTACATTAGTCAAGCCGTACAAAATCCAAGTAGACATAATAAATCCTTTTCAAGTTATAGATATATTATACTATATTCTTGAATAAAAGTAAATACCCTCAAAACCCTTCTAGAGTCAGGGGTTTCTGGGCTTCAGCGAGGTCAAACACCTCTACGCAGCCACCTTTACCCTTTTTATGGATGGCTCCGTTGATCATCTGGTCTGTATAGTCGTAGTCTCCCTCAAAGAAGGTATCACCATCAATTCTAAAAATACTCAGCTGACAACCAGACTTTTGTTTACCCCAGAACTTGAAACCAATCTTCTCATAGAAGCCAACTGATTCTGGTTCTGACGATACACGGAAGTACAACGCTTGTTTACTTTTAACATGACGAAGTGATGCTTCACATAATGCTTTGGCTGCTCCCTGACCCCTGTGTTTAGCAAAGGTATGAAGCAGTTGTAGATTAGCAACGAAAGGTTTACGCTTAGAGATAGTGGTAATGATAGCAGCCATCAGTTCACCTTCTTCGTTGAAGGCACCGATACAATCATCCCACTGTTCCTGCATGTCTGCTTTGGCCACGAAAGTCTTAGCAAACTTGTCAGCCTTATCATCAGAGATAGCTTTTATGAATTGGTCACGAGTACACTTATTCAACTTCAACGTATGTTCTCACTTTCTTACCACGTTCTTCTGGGTGTTTAGTCTTTTCCCAACCGATGAACTGAGCCAAGTCCCATTGCATTGGTGGGAACTTATAACCACGTTCAGAGATAAGCTCATTGACACTTGGACCATCATTCAATGCAGCATCAAGGAAGTCTTCAACAAAACGGAAGCATGATTCTAGTTCAGTACGATCTAACGTGCCACGGAACAATCGAAACTCTACCGTGTCAATATGCTTCAACGCATACATGTTAATAGCGAAACGGAATGGACGACCCATTGATACACCATCTTTACCTGCGGCGTGCATCTTGATAAAAGAATCAAAGTCAGTTGCTAGGTTGATAATGTTATCGCTCATGTAGTCAGGCATTGGGCGACCACCATCAAACTTCAGATACATCTTAGAACCTTTGGCACCCTTCATCTGGTTGTGCTCAAAGAAGCCATATACATGTTCAATGGCTGCAGCTTGGTTCTCTTTGATGTATTTTGTTAGACGCTTCAGTGCATCAATATCATCACGAAGACCTGGGACACGGCAATGAATATGGGTATGAGCAGTAACACCAACAGTTGGGTCGTGACCTTGTTCATTGAATAAATCTTTCAGTTCAAAATAACGATCAACTTGGTCTTGCCAAGTTCTAGTTGGCTTGGTGTTAATCTCACCACCCATCGGCGGTTCAACACCCAACGGATCGGCGCACACGTTTGCGTATGGTGCACGAAGGTTGATAATGTCACGCTCAGAGTATTCCCAAGAACCTAGTTGTTCCGGAATTGAAAAAGAGCGGGGAACATCTCCCCACTCTATCTCCATGCCATATGTAAAATCACTTTTGTTGTACATTCTGTAAATCCTTGTTTCCTGTTTTAACAAGTTGCATTCTCATAGTTAGACCAGAGTCAAACGTAATATATGTGTCCATTGGAATTTCCATGTTTGGAAAATACAAATTAGCACGTTTGGCAATATCTGCTGTAGAGGTAATTATACTACCATTCGATAGAGTAGTCAAATATAATGGACGCTTACCATTGCGATAAACAGTCAACTCTTTAGGAGAAGCCGTGAGAGTACAAACTGCCATGGACATATTGTTGAACTCATCAAGAGGATCGTTTGAATGCAGGACTAACTCAGAATCATTCTTTGTTGCGCAGTCATAACCATACAACTCTTTCCAGTGTTCTGGAAGCTCTTGAGTGATAACACCATTGTGGACAATTGATTTGTCTGCATTGGCCATAGGTTGGTTATATTCCAAATCAGATGTCGAGTAACGACAGTGACCGATCAGATATAAGTTACCATCCTTGTTAATGAACTCTTTGAAGTTGTCGTTATGCATATGCTTCTCAACGAACTGATCCGCTGGGATAGCTTCCTTAATTGTAACAATATCATCAGTCCACTTTGGTAAGAATGACATACCTGTTGCGTGCATACCACGAATCTTAGACTCGACGAACACACGCTTCAGGGCTTCAAAATCCTTCAGAGAAGGATTCTTAATAACTGCTCCAATTACGGCACACATTAGGAAAAGAACTCATCTAGTGAAGAAGCATTAGATTCTGGATGCATCTTCAAGGTTTCTGCTTCGCCAACTTCTTTCTTACAGAAGTCATACCACTCTTGGCTTTCCCACATTCCAGCGTACACACCGTTAAAGCGTGGGCGATAATGAGGGTTGTTAACATCGTTCTTGCAGTGATCAACGAACTTACGACGAGCATTTTCATACTCCATAGAACCAAGAGTCAACATACCTTCGTGGAAGAATGCAATGATAGAGATACGTTCAGCATTAGGGTCATCCAGAATCAATTCAGTATTACCATGCAGACCAGCCATGTTATTAACGAACAGTAAATCACCTGGACGAATGTTAACAGCATAACCAATCTCGGGGAATACCAAGTAAGCACCTCTATAATTATCAGAGTTACTAAACACGCAGATATTAGCGAAACCATCATCCATATTTGCGGGGTCATAGTGGGCTGCAGTTCTGAAGTTACGGTTTACAGTAATTGTACTGAATGGAGTATTTGGGACCAAGAAGCGTGGATCAATCTTATCCGCAGCAGCTTTCTGGTTACCATAACGCCATGGCAACAATTCCTCAAACGCTTTAGACAAGTGTTGGAGATATGGATAAGACTTCTTGAACTTATCGAATTGCTTCTCAGTGTAAGAAGTTGCACGACCATAAGGGATACGTGGATAACGATCGTACCAACCAGCAATACCAGAGTTCACTGGGTTTGCATATGTAGTCTTGGAGATTAGGTTATCTTCAACCCAAGCTGCATCGGCTGAAGCGTCAGCTGCAGGTTTACGGCGAGTTGTTTCAACCCAGTCATCAAATTGGAACCCAGCATCTGCAACCGAATCGCGAAGCCATACTTGAGCACGGTTAGACGCTTGGTCACGACCTTCGGCATATTTAGTTTGGATAGCTTCAATCGGGTCTTCACCCAACAAGTTACCAGCACCCTTCTTAAAGGCTTCAATGATATCCCATTGATACGCTGTAACCCAGTCGCGACCTTGTAGCTTCTCACCACGTGGACCAGCAGCAGTACCACGGTTCTGAGTTTCAGTAGCTGCGTCACGAAGACCTTCGTAAGCAGACTTTGTCATTTCATCACTGAAGTAGTTCTTACGGAACTTGAAAACAATCTTACGTTCATCAAGTGCCTTGGAGCAACCACTACACGCCTTTTCACAATTTGGGTCAGACAGGTCAGTTGCACAAGAAGCAGGAAGGTACAAGTCCATGTCAGACTCAACCAATGTATGGTAATGGCGTTCATCAAGCCAAGTACCAACTAGGTCTGGACGAGGAACAACCTCAGGGGCTTCCAATACAACAACTTTCACATTTCTACCAGCATCAACACTCATTTCGTTTCTCCTTAAAACTTAAATCCGCTAAAATTCTCAGACTGCATTCTGGAACCAAAACCACTCTTATCAAATAATGGTTTGTCATCTTTGACGTGTCCAGCGTCAGCCAAGCCTTCTTGGGCAGATGCTTCAACATCATATAATTTCATCTTACTTCTATCAATACCAACCACAAATCGTTTATAGTAATTTGGGTCGTTGTAACGGTTCTTCAACTGCTTGACGATAATCTGATTCAGGTTTTCTAGTTCTTCACTTGAAACCAAAGCAAACATAAAGTCAGCTGTCGCAGGTAGACCGAACGATTCAGAAGTATCTTCAAGTCCTGGGTCTGAACTACCATATCCAGAACGGGTAGTTTGTGTGGCTGAAACAATGGGTACATTATATTCAACCGCTAGACCACGAAGCTCTTCAGCAATCGCTTTCACAAACGTATATGAATTAACATTCGCACCAGCTTTCATCCTCTGAGAGGAACAAATATTTAGATAATCTATAAACACGATATCTGGAACAAATTCACGTTTGAGTTTAAGTTCTTCTAGCAATGCACGGAAGTGACCAGCATGAGCAGAAGCAGTTGGATATTCTTTGACGATTAGTTTACCCTGTGTCTTTTTCTTCAGTTTATCAATGCGTGATTCAAAGATGTCTTTGTCGACAACCTTCAATTCATCCATAGTCAAGTTCAAAAGGTTTGCGTCAATACGTTCAGCGATACGTTCTTCTGACATTTCCATAGTAATGTAGAGAACGTTACGACCTGCAGTTAGTGCGCCAGCTGCAACGTGACACATAAACAAGGACTTACCAACACCAGTACCAGCCAGTGCGATGTTCAAAGTCTTACGGCTCAGACCACCCTTGGTAATCTTGTTGAACATATCCAAGTCGAATGGAATCTTCTCTTCAATGCGATGATAAAAGTCATAGCGATGAGCGAAGTCATCCAAGTAGTCGTGACCCACATGGCTGTCAAAAGATACAGCAAGTGCGTCAGATAATAGGTGAGGGATTGCGTCTTGTCCATGCGTGGGATCTTTACCCTCAAAGATCTTAATGGAGTTCATGATAGCCAAATAAACGGCTCGGTCTTTACAGAACTTCTCAGTGCTTGTAAGTAACCAGTCTTCGTTTACGGGTGCCTTGACCAAAGTCTTGATGTACTCGCCAATGTCGCCAACTTCTTTGTCGGTAACACCTTTTGCGTTTGAAACTTCAATCGCTAGAATTTCAGGTGTTAGGGATTTATTGTATTTGTTAAAGAAGTCGATGATCTCAGTGATGATCACCGATTCTTTACGATCGGAAAAATACTCACGCTTTAGGAATGGAATGACCTTACGACAATAGTGCTCATCATGAATCAAATTACTCAGAATTTGTTGTTCGATTCTCATCAGTTCCGCCAGTGTATACTATGTTATTCTTTAATAAGTTTTCTTCGAGTAGATCAATCAGAATATCGCCAATGTGATTTCTGAACTTGCTTGGATCAAGAACGCCAACTGGGTTCTCTTGAATGTCATATTCAAACTGAACACGCAGTTGGTCTTCTTCTTCAAGCAAACGAACTCTACCGTAAGTATAAATTATACCTGAATACTCGTTGGAAGTCAAGCGAATTAACTGATTTCCTTCAACGTCTTCATCCAAGAGTTCGTATGCTTTGATCATTCTTCGTGGTCCAATTCAGCAAGTTCTTTGTCGATAGACTCATCACTTACCATTTCAATTTGACCAATTGAATACTTGTCCTTAACGAAGTCATAGAATGACTTTGTTTGTAACACTGGCATCCAGAATTCTTTGGTATCGGTATCTTTGATTCGATACTTCTTGTCTTCGACTTCACCAGTCTCAACATTTACCTTTGAATACCAACCATTGCTAGGCTTGATAACATGTCCTGATTCGAGTGCAAGATCAAGTAGACCGCTCCACTTGCTAATACCACCGTCAAAAGATACGGACACAGGGATTTTAGATTTTTCTTTAACATGACGAGATTTTTCAACGTTGATAATAAAGTTGTAGCCGACGACTTCAGTACCTTCTTTTTCTTGCTGACGACCTAAGATGTAGATGTTATCAGCAGAGTAATACGAACCAGTACCACCACCAACGATAGCTTTCGGGAACATACCAATTTCCATGTAGGTGTGGTTAACAACTACCATTGGAATATCTTTCAAAGTCAAGTGCGGTGTTACCATACGGAACAAAGACTTCAACTGTTTGGCACGGGACATATCCGCAACAGACTTACCGTCTAACGCATCTTCAACTTCTTTCTTAGAAGCCAAGTTACCGATAGAATCAATAACAATCATCACACGCTCACCACGTTCGATATTTTGTAATTGTTGCATACAGTCAAACTTCAACTGTTCGATGTCAGTGATTGGAGTATGGATAACCTTCTCAGTATCAATACCGAAAGCATCGAAGTAAGATTGTGGTGTACCAAACTCAGAGTCATAGAACAAGATAACTGAATCTGGGTACTTGTCCTGATATGCTTTAGCCATCAGCAAAGAGAATGCAGTCTTAAAGTGCTTAGATGGACCAGCCCACATAGTTAGTCCAGGAGTCAATCCACCATCAAAGCGACCAGATAAAGCCACGTTGATAACTGGGATTGAAGTTGGGATCATATCCTTCTTAGTGAAGAATTTAGATCCAGAAAGGATAGCAGTATCCTTGATTGTGGAGTTCTTTTTGATTTTGTCAAGTAAGCTCATTATTCACCCTTCATAAATTTCAAAACAGCAGCTTCATTCATAACGCCAGAAACACGACGTTGTTCTAAGCCTTTTTCATCCACCAAGATCATAGTGGGAACACCACGGATGCCATATTGTTTGGCTAACTCCATGTTATCATCAATATCAATTTCTTCCAACTGTACTGGAAGTTCTCCCATGTCACCAATAACGGTGCTCAATGCTTTACATGGTCCGCACCAAGATGCGCTAAATTTTAATACTTTCATATATTTCCTTTGTGTCTTATCCGAAGAAGTCTTCAAGGGATGCTGTTTCTTCAGCACGCCAGTTCAACGGTTCAATAATTGTTTTTAATGGTTCTACAAATGTCTTGTCAAATTGTGTGTCGTAGTCTATGAAAGAATCCAGCTTAAACTCTTTAGGGAGTTCTTGCAGGAAGGCGATGACGTTTTCGTGGAATGGGTTTGGAGTTCTTAGATAAACGAATTTAATCTTATCACCCTCACGAATCAATGGATATTTCTTGTCGATGCCAAATTTCTTAACGTAGTGATTATATAGTAGTGCTGCACGGACAGCAATCGGGCAACCCTTCTGATAGATCGGAGAACCAGCATACTGCTTCAAACCTGACACGCCACGAGGGAATGCGATAGCTTCAACAGGGTATGTCAAGAACTCGTTCTTGTAATCAGCGATATACTTCTGTACAACCTTTTCACTGCCATCTAGAATAACGTTGATGGACTTCTTCAGTTCTTTACGAATAACGGCTGGTGTCGAAGAACGAACCATCGCTAAACCAAGAACCTTTTGCTTTGGAGTTGCATACTGAACACCTTCAGAGTTATGCACGTTAAGCACATAGTTCTTCTTTGCAACCCAAAGACCTTTGTCAGCCAAAACTTCACGCTTCATAATCATCTTCTGAGAATATGCGTTCATGTACTCGGCAAGTTTCTGATAAGTTGTATCAATGAACGGTTGGAAGATATCTTCGCAAATCTTGTCCATGTACTTGATCTTACCATTTGTATCTTTATCACCAGCAAAGTGCTCAACCAATTCTTCCAATGTCAGATAGATTGAGTCAGTATCAATAGCGATAACAAAGTCTTTACCTTCGGTCTTTAGGATCTTGTTCAGGTATCGGTTGAACTCGTTGGCCATCCATTGAATGGACAACTGTCCAGAAGTTGTAATACCCTCAGCCATACGAATATCGAAATAGCGGAAGTACTGGTTACCCATAGCACCGTAAGCAGAGTTCAAAGCAATCTTCATAGCCATCTGAAGGTTATTCAGTCGGCTGATTTCTTTGCGCAGGTCGTTATTACCTTTGTCGTGTTCATACTTTTGTTGAACACCAAGCATCTGCTTTTTGAACTTTGAACGGTTAGCATACATCTGTTCCATCAACTCAGGCATAAACCCTTTGATGTCTTTACGATAGCACCAACCATTTGCAGTTACGGTCAAATCACGTTTGTGTGCGTGTGATGTGTCAATCTCTTGATTGAGTAGTTTGTCAACAGTAACAGAGATCTTTTCATGAGTCAAAGTCTCAGGGGAGATATTGTACTGCATGATCAAGTGAGGATACAATGAGTTCAAGTCAAAAGAAACAACCCACTTATGTAAACCAACCTGTACGTCTTTAACGAAAGCACCTTCAAACTGTTCAGACTTACCGCTGTGTTCTTTCATTGGGATAACAATGTTCTTCTTACGAAGGTGATTGTAGATGATAGCATCCCACATACGAACTTGCGAGTAGACGTCTTCGTAGTTAATTTTGGCTTGGTAAGCCATGGTCAAGTGAAGTTCGATTAGACGCATCTTATCTTCAAGACGGTCAACCAGTTCTACGTCATGAATGTTATACTCAACGAACTGTTGCCAGTGGTTTGTATAGAAGTCACGGAAAGTATCACCAGGATTCTCTTTCTTCTTGTCGCCTAGTTCCTGCTCTGCAATGTAATCCAATCGGTAGGATTCTTGCTTGGAGTAAGTATACTTTTTGTACAACTCGAGATAGTCAAGCTGACTAATACCAGAAACATCATAGTGGATTTCTTCATTGCCTTTGATGAACGTTTTGCGTTCAGTAATCATACCCCATGGAGAGATCTTCTTGGCGAGTGCTTCGCCAAGTTCACGAATCATTCGACGAATCAAATAAGGTGTGTCGAAGAAGTCGGTGTTCCAACCAGTAATAACGTCAGGGTAGTTTTGTTGCCACCAGATGATGAACTCTTTGAGCAAGTGTTGCTCTGAAGCGCAGTTGATGTAAACTACATCGTCACGATCATGAACGAAAGCACCAACACCGAAAGTGATGATGCGCTTTGATGTCAGGTCTTTGACCGTGATCAAGAGGATTTCTTCGTTAGCTGTGACAATGTTCGGGAAGCCTTCTTCAGTCTTGGTTTCGATGTCAATCGTAAAGACTTTGAGTTGTTCCATATCCCAGTTGATATCATAGTCGTATGTATCACTGATGTATTGCAGACCGTAGTTAGTCTGACCATAGACGTTGAAGCCTTGCACTCCATCGTAACGCTTCATGAAGTCGCGAGACTCACGAATGCTCCCTGGTTGCACTTCATCAACGTAAGTGCCATCCAAGGTTTGCCATTTAGATTTACCCTTTGCATTAACAAAAAGGGTTGGCATAAAATCAATGCGTCGCTGGTAAGGTCGTCCGTTTTCGTAACCACGAACTAAAACCTTATCACCAGCGACTTGTACGTTTGTATAAAATTCCATTAACCTTTTCCATACATTAATTGCATAATATCGAGAGCGCAATCATGAACAGGGTGGTGTTTGATTACAGCGGCACGTTGGAAGTCAGGTTGATTAACCTCAACATATCCGTTAGTTGTACCGTATAAAATATCAACAGCTGTTCTTACATCTCTCCACATATTATACCCTGTAATTGGTTGGCAGTCAAATTTCTTTGCCAAGTGATCAATTACAATTTGATCCAGAGAACCACGAGCCCACATTGTTTTCTTTTGGGCATTTGGAACCTTGTTCATATAGTTATGCAAGACAGTGAAACCCTGCTCAACTGTAAGGTCATCGGAAGAAGGTTCAAGAGCGCAACCTCGAACATACTCGTGTTGGTTCTTCCACCATTCAAGAGTACCAAGGTCAACTGCACGCTTTGCAGCGATCTGTTCTTTGGCTTTGAACTTTACAAAGCATGCTTTGTCTAACAGTTCTTGATATGTCTCACCACCTTCAAAGTAGATGAGACCAGCGGACAGTACCACAGAGTTGGAATCAACTCCAAGGGTTTCAACGTCAAACATAAACATTATCGTTCTACCTCTTCACCATCCTTCGTGAAGAAGGCTTTAATCTTTTGTTCTTTAGTCCAAGACTTAGTGTAGTCATTATCAACATCACACATAGCCAATGCTTCTTCTTCAGTCATAACTCTATGAGAAGAAATAACTTCAGGTAGAGCAAGTTGAGAAAACTCTTTAGCTTCGTTGCAGGTCACAGTATCAAGAGCCCACTCTGGACTAGAGGCAGGGACTTGAACCATATAACGCATACGGAAAGTCTGTAGTGCTTCAACCATCACCCAAACCTTTTCTTCTTCTTTCTTGGTCAAAGTCCAAGAACCGTCGCCGTTGTCTGTCCACTCGATCTCGTCGCCTTCTTTCCAACCGACTTGTTCCAAAGCCTCTGGCGGGAACTCAATAAACTGATCGCCAGTAGGCGACTCTTGAACTTCTAATGTCCACTTACTCATAATGAATCTCCATAAAATTAGTTTCTTCAGGCAGCAACTCAAGCGTCACACCCTCAGCTTCGCTGACTTCCTTCTGGAAACTAGCATAAACACCAGAGGTGTAACCACTCATACCATACCCGTTCTTATGGCAACGATACACGCTACCACTTGAACCATGGAACAGAAAAGTCTGTCCGTCTTCTTCAATCTTGGTTACACCGCTGTTCAGCTTCCAACTGTCACCACGGGCATAACCACCATACCACGAACCGAGGATCTTATAAATCACTTCACCGTTGTGGTTAAACTTCAGCATGACCCAACGGTCAGGATTATATTCACGCATTATTTTCTCTTTTGATATTCTTCTTCGTGCTTATCACACAAGGTACGAACCCAACCACCAGAACGTTGGCGACCAGTTTCACCACAAACTTCACATGTACGTCCAGCCCAAATCTCAGCCATTGTTTCTAGACCACGACAGTATTCATCACCACCTTCAAAGTAGAAACGGAGTCCACCGAACTTCTCTTTGATCTGATGAACCTCAATATGATGAACATATGGCTCAGGTTCATATGGACCATTTTCCACATACTCTTGAGCACGTTCAATCATATATTGGCTTGGCTCTTTATCACCAGCGATAATCTTTAGCGTGGCATCATAACCTTTCTTGATGGCACGATTCAACATAAGATCATGCGCTCGACGGCGACGTTTTGCAGCAACGTGGTTGTACATTTGATTCAGGAGCAATGTGGTGATATGATACCAACCTTCATTGATAGATACGCCACAATATACATTGCGCATTGCTCGTGGATAAATTTCTTCTAGACGCTTAATGAAAGCATCATACTTTTCAGCTTCGTTCATACTTACTCCGCATACCAAATCTCATCAAAACCTTCTTCTAAAGAAGGTGGCTCAGCTTCCAATTGAGAAGCCATCTTAGACACAACGTCCCATGGAACATTCTTTCCTGGGCGAGAAGCCAAACGCTTCTGTAACTCTGCAGTCGGCGGTGTCTTAAACACAACTGCAATTTTGTAATACTCAGGCAACATGCGCAATTTCTTAGCACGTGTTTCTATTGTAGTTGAAGTTTGATCCCAAATCAAATCTTTTTTGTTTGCTTGACAAATCAAGACTTGGTTAGCCATCAACTTCACGGCAATAGGCATATACTCTTGAAAGACTTCTGAGTATGTTTTACCTTCTTGTTCTGCATAAGCATCCACGAATCGGTCAGTGGATACAATAGGCATATCTTTTGCCCACTTCTGATTAGCCACCCAAGTGGACTTACCAGAACCAGGAACACCAACCAACACGTACATCTTATTCATTTTACACCTTCAAAAACTTTCTAATCAGTTTATCTTTAATCATATCTGGAACACTTGTATATGGATATTCCAATTCAAAGGGGCAGCTGCCCACAATCTTCCAATCATTATGAACAAGGAAGTGTTTATAGATCTCTACATCTTCCTTGTTATTCATATCGAATTTACGACGTTCATTTAATTTGAGTGCTGGCATCTGCTTCATCCTTATCAAAACGAATTTCCAAAACGATAGGCAAGAACAACGATTCTTCACCTGCTCGGTTACTGATACGCATATTGTACTTGACCGCTGCTACCTTACCGATGATTTCTTTACCAAGGGACTTGCGTTGAGCGTCAGTAAAACCTGAACCAACGGAAACCTTAATTACACCATCAGAAGATTCGCATTGAATAGCACCGAGCATACCAGCATACTTGCCAGTGCCCTCTTCGATGCCAACAATCTTCAGGTCACATTCAAGTTCACCCTTGAATTTAATCTGAGTCTTAGAACGTTTGTTTTCCCAGATACCTGCTTTATCTTTCAGAATGATACCTTCTTCGCCACGCTGAAGCATTTCTTCGAACAAGGCTTTGGCAGTTTCGTAGTCTTCAACTTCCCAGCTTTTAACAGTAGAAACCTTCTCGGGTTCAATCTTATTGATCAGGGTATTCAAAGAATTAAAGCGAGTGCCGTATGGAGTAGTGCATTCACCATCTTGAAAATACAAGAAGGGAATAACATCCCACACAGTTGCTCGAACAAGCGAGGCTTCGCCAGCAGAGATTGTTCCCTTGTTAGCTTTGTTCAGAATACCGTTACCTGTCTGGCGATCCAAGATCCCAGTATCACTAGTGACAAGCAACTCGCCATCAAACACGCAGTCAACGTCGCCAGCAAGAGCGATAAAGTCAGCGTCGAGATTTCCCAACAGTTGGATTTCTTTTCCATTTCGGCTCCGATATTCTACCTTACCATCGCGAACGATTGCGTTGAAGCGCATACCGTCCATCTTGAGTTGTACCAGTGCGGGGAACTTTACTTTGTCCACCAGCTTTTGCTCGAACTGGCTGCACAACATTACTGGATATTCTTTCAGCAAGCCAGTCCACACTGCGTTTGCGGTTGACGTTGATACTCCACATTTTAGATCCTTCTGAATGATTCGTTCAATAACTTTAGCGTCTTCTGGTTCAAGCGACTCAAGAATGTTAGTCAGGTGCGCGATGGCTGCATTACCTGTAACGAAACGTTGAGACAAGTCATACAGTTTATCAAGAGCCCAAGGAATGTTAGCAGTATCTGCGTTTCGTCCATACTTCGGAATCTTACGAATGTAAAACTGGGTGAAGGGGTCAAGGGCTAGACGAACAACTTCACGAAGAACCTTATCATTGCGATTCGCTTCAAGTTGCTCAATCTTATAATTGCGCGAAGAGTTAGCAGCGAGTTGTTCAAAGAAAGCATTCAAATTCATTTTTTATCCTTAATTCCAGATTGGATCACTTTGAAAGTACGATAGCGTCGGTCAATACTAAGAGGCGTCTTTAGCATAACGAAGTCTTTAGGATTATGCCACTTAAAGTATGCATAGATCTTGGACATGGAATCGTTCATAAGATATGTGTGGTTGGGTTGACGTGGTACGTCTTTCCAAACAGTGGTTTCTTTTACTAGTTTCATAAGATAATTATACCCTATTTCTGAATTAAAGTAAAGCGATTTTTGATGTGAAAAAACCACCCGAGAGGGTGGTTTAGAGGGCTTTAGAGGGCTTATCGGAGTCCAGCTAGGGCACTGGCTGGGGCGATCTCGATTCCAGCCCCAAAGATCCGATTATACTCGTTAATCATACTTTGTTCTGGGGTGGCTTCGGAAGCGATAGCACTCTTGTAAAGTTTTATATTACCATCAGCATATGGCATATATGGGGCAATTCCTACACCCATTTGTCCATTCTGAGTTGGCTGTAACATAATATTGGCTGGATTCTTTAATTCAAAATTGTCGTTATATTGATTATGAATCTCAGAGATTAATTCTTCACCGTTAATCAATTTAAATACTTTTACGTTGCTCATATTATTCCTCAATAATTAATGTTTCAATAAAATCTGCGGCTTCATCATGATGTTTAAAATGTTTGATTATAATTTGTTCAGTAGCATAATAATTCTGAGCAATTAACAAAACATGTTTTGTTTTAAACACGGATATCTTCAATACCCAATCACCACGTCGAACCGTAATGAAGGATAATAGATTTGGGGATACTCTTGCTTTCATCATACCTTTATTTAGGTATGAGATTGTCGATTCCAGTAAAAGTCGAACAAACGATAGTTGTTCTTATAATACATATCGTACATGGCGATTCTATCCATGTACGCATCTTTTAAGATAGTAGCTGGCGTTGCAGGTTCAACCTGAACGTTAGCATCTGTATCACCATAACCACTAACTACGGTCATCTCATTCTTTCGAGCGATGTGACGCATAGCTGCGTTTTCAGTTAGGCAATGCATGAACACGTTGGTGATACCTTTTGTGCGCAACCATGTTACGGCTCTATCGAACATCTGTTGTGCCAAACCTTCACCACGGAAGTCTTCATCAACGCAACAACCTAGTTCAGCTTCATCGTTTACGATGGCAGCGTGGCAAGTAGCTACCAAATGTCCGTCAATATGATCAACACCAAACCACTTAGAGTCTTGTTCAAAAGACTTTGTAACATAATCTCTTATGTAATCATCATTGCACATCATACCAAATCGTAGTCTACGATCTTCACCTTGGAGTGAAGTTAGATTATGAATAATACGTTGTGCATCTAGTACAGTTAATTTTCTTACTAACATAAAACGAAAGGGGAGTTTCCTCCCCTACCTCTTAGTCGTTCAAGAATTGCTTTCCGCCACGTTCTTTGACTGCGACTTTCTTAGCCTTCTTTTCTTCTGGGATAAGACGCTCAAGAGCGATCTTAAGCATACCGTTGAAGATTTCAGCATCCTTAACTTCCACTTGGTCGTTAAGTGCGAAAGTACGAGTGAACGCACGAGCAGCGATACCCTTGAATAAGAAGTTGTCTTCTGGTTCAGTAGTATTAACATTACCCTTGACGATCAACTTACCACCATCAATCTCGATGTCCAAATCAGTCTGACCGAAGCCAGCGACAGCCATCTCAATGACGTAATGAGTCTCATCAATCTTCTTGATGTTGTATGGAGGATAGTTGGGGATGTTCTTGGTAATGTCGTCGTGCAGTTTCTGCATCTTTACCAATTGGTCATCGAAACCTACGAAGAACTTATCAAAGTCCTTGAAAGCGTCTTGACTAAAGAACGAAGGGATGAATTGTTTTCCTGTCATGGTTTTCTCCTATTAAGCGAGTTAATTAAACGACTACCCCGAAGGCATAGTCATCCTTGGTTTGTTTAACCAGAGCCAAGGCTGCTGGGCGACGCCTTATACCGTGAACGTCAAACGGTTCCCAAGGTAGTGGGACAAAACTATTTATTCGCTTTGTGGGCGAACTTTTTTACCAATGTTGTATTTGGCTACCAAATTCCATTCGCTCTTTTCTTTAAAAGCGACAACTTTGATTTGAGATAGAGATGCTTTCTGTTCTGCTTTACTAGCCTGTACGATCTTAATTAGATCCCAGTCTTGAAGCAAACCAGCGATAGCATTTCTACGCTCAATATCACCTGAAGTGATATTAGAATCTTTACCATCTAAGGCAAAGAGTTCTTTGAAGTGTACAATAAAATAACGACCTTGCTTATGTAAGATATGGCAAGATTGGTATAGTGTGTTATCTTTCTTAGACGCAATACCGATACGTGTAAGAGTCTCACGAACCTTCAAGAAGTTATCTGGTTCAGCAAGAGTTACCTCTAGCATAGAATCGGGTGTCCAGTCATAGTAAATCATTTCTGACATTATTTTCCACCTTTATTTAATTTTTGTTTTATTTCATTCAATTGTTCATCGGAAAGGACGCTTAAAGCATCCTTGGCTTTTTCACTGGAATACCCGTAATATTCCTGAACCAACTTCAAAGATTCGGTGGCAGCTTCTGCTTTGTGCCACTTAGAGAACCTTTTCTTCTTGGTTACACTATTTAGTAAAAACGCAAATTGCCATTCGTTTGGAATAGAATGGTGTTGGTTCATAGTGTTAGCCTGAACAACTGTGTCGTGGAAATAAGATAGACCTCGATTGATCATGAAAGGTTTATATTCCTTGATCGCTTGAGGGTCGTTTTTAAATAAGTCTTCCTTGGTGGAATTAATTGCGTTGATAATATCAAAGATGTTCATGTTTTCAACTCAATTTCTTCAAGGTTGGATTCCCTGATTAGGAATTTCTTCCCTGGGAATCTCTTTTGAATAGCATCATCCAACTCCTCAAGAGTTGAACCTTGAGCAATGAATGTATCAGTCTCATCCGTGAACGCATAGATAACCTCACCGTGACGTTCTAAGCGCATGCGCTCGGGTTTGTCAGCAGATTCTTCTTCAACTGCCTCTGCTTCTTCTAGAAGTTTATGAATGGTATTCATAGCGTGACGCTCACGCCCATTCCAACCAGCAATGAAACCAACAACAAGAGCACCTGCTAGAATTAAAAATTCCATGTTACCCTCACTTGAATTTACATTGTACCATCAGTTCGGTCATAGCAGCCATGATGTTCAACTCATGATCGGCTACAAAAGCTGCCTTGTATTGATAGTCGGCAAGCACAAGAACCAAGTTAGGAATAGTAGAAGGCTCAATGTAGTCCATTGCGTTATCGTAGAACTCTCGGAACAAAGCAGTAGTATCTGCGTCTGCGTTCTTAGCAACCCACTTACGAACTTCTGTAAAGTCGCGATCCTTCATGAAGCCAACAAGCTGCTTAAATGAATCATGAGACATGTTCACCAAGATACCTGAGTCAATCTTACCAGACACAGAGTAGCGTTGAAGTTCGTTCAACACACGACGCCAGTCAGGGAAGTGCTTAGTAACAAGTTCAGCTACAACCTTTGGATCAAACTCCACGCCTTCTTGTTTAAGAATCTGAGTGGCACGCTTGAAGAACTGGGCAGCGATCTGTTGCTTGTCTTTGGTTTCAATTTTAAACTCTACAACCGCACAACGAGAATGCAGCGGTTCAATGATCTTGTTCTTATAGTTACAAGTGAAGATGAAACGACAGTTAGCCGAGAACTCTTCCATGTAGTTACGAAGAGCAGGTTGCGTAGAGTTGGCTTGTAGATAGTCAGCTTCGTCTAAGATAACAACCTTCTTAGAGTCAGTCAAAGAAACGGATGTAGCAAAGCCTTTGATAGTTGTACGCAGGGTGTCGATGTGACCACCAGTGTCCGAACCGTTCAGGATAATATATTCAGCGCCAATCTCATTACACAAGGCTTTGGCAATAGTAGTCTTACCAATACCAGCTGTGCCACACAAAAGCATATGTGGGAGTTGACCTTGAGCGACGTAATCTTTAAAAGTTTTCTTCAATGCATCAGGAAGAATACAGTCGTCGATGTTTTGCGGGCGATACTTTTCAACCCACAAGAATTGGTCTTTTTGTTGTTCAATCATAATAACTCCATAATAAAATAAAAATGGGGAGAGATTTCTCTCTCCCCAAACAGTCACACTTAGAAGTCGAAGGTGGAATCCGCTTCTACAGCAACATAATAAACCAAGTCACTGTTAGTGCTAGACTTGAAGCGAGAGATTTTCTTGCTTGAAACACTAACAGAATAATCGCCAGGGATCATCTTTAAGTTTTCAACCTTCAAGTTTACCTTGAAAGTCTTATCAGTAGTACCAACTGGTTCACTGAACGAGTTACCAGTAGCATTCTTCTTATCACCAACAACGATAGTGATTTTACCAGCCTCACCAACGATAGAAACGTCAGAGGCTTTCAACACTGAAGATGTGCGTTGAATCATAGTCAACATCTGGTTAGACAACTCGAAGTTAACTTCAGCTTCAGGGAAAGTGATGCTCTTAGTTGGAGCAGTCAAAACAGACGCATCAGCTGCGAAGTATTTGATGCTCATGTTACCTTGGGTAATCTTACAAACCTTATCGCTAAACTCCAACTCAGGATCTTCGAAGATCGACATCGCGCCAAGGAATTCGTTAAGATCGTAGATACCGAAGTCAACTGGGAAAGTCTCAGTAACAGTTACGTCAGACATAACGTTCTTCTGAGAAGAGATAGTGGAAAGTTTGCTACCAGCTTTCAAAAGCAAGTTGCTATTAATACCAGCATAGTTTTTAAAAAGTGCAAGGGTGTCTTTAGATAGTTTCATTATTTCTCCATATTAAAAGGTATAGGTAGAATTGTAGCTGGAAACCAGCTACAAGTCAAATTTATTTGCTTACAAACTTATCCAGCAATTGCTTGCCGACTTCGCTTTGAGCAAGCCCTTCAAGAGCAGCACCTACATTGCTACCACCTTGAGAGGTGAACAATTCACCAAGAGAACTGATACCACCAGTTACTGTACCGCTGTTAGCGATAACCTTGATGTCAGCCTTATCCAAAGCACGAGCTTGTTCAACACCGATAGCTTGATTAGCTTCAACCTGACGGATAGTGATAAGGTATTGTTGATAGCTTTGGTTTTCACCAATTTCTTTAGCCAGAACAATCTGAGCCTCAACAGGGGCAAGTTGCAACAGCTTCTCAGCTTCAGCTTTAGCCTGACCGTTCACCAACACAGCCTCAGCTTTACGCTTTTCAGCTTCAAGTTGACCTTCAGCAACCAACACAGTCTTTTGCTTCTGACCTTCAGCAGAGATAACGTCAGTCTGCTTTTGTTCTTCAGCTTTAACCACGTTCACGTCTTTGGCGATTTCAGCCATCTTAACTTCTTGAACACGGGCAACTTCCATAGCTTTTTCGGTTGTAACCTTTTGCTGAGCCTTAATATCTTGTTGAGACATTTCATTAGCGATACCAACGGCTTTGTCTTTTTCAGCGGTACGGATACCAACTTGTTCAGCAGCCATTTGCTTGTTCAGTTCGATTTCTCGTGCTGCGTCAATTTCAGCGTTTTGGGCAGCCTTCATGTTAGAAGCCACAACGATACGAGATTCTTTCTCAATCTCAGACTTCTTCTTATCCATGATGTTCTGGATAACTTGGCTTTCTCGGCTGTCGCGAATGTCCATCAGTTCGATGTTCTTAACAGTAGTAACACCCCACGCCTTCAGTTGTTCATTAACTTCTTTGGTAAAGGCATCACCGAACTCAGAACGACCTTGCATGATTTCTTCAATAGTCTTAGAAGCAAGGATGGTACGAGCAGCACCTTGAAGGATAGAAAGCAACTGAGCATTCAGTTCTTGATAACCAGCAACACGTTGAGCAGCAACGTTAGAGTTTTCAATACGGAAGAACGCTTCTAGGTCAAGTACGAAAGGCAAGCGACCGTTGTCATATGCCTCATAATCCTTCAAGCGAAGGCTGAACACAGACACAGGCAGTTTGATAACGTTGATACCAATTACAGGGATCCAAGCTGGCCACTCATAGTAAGTGTTACCTGCTTCTTGGTCTTTACCATAAGAAACGGTTTTACTTGCGCTCTGAATGATGTGTACTTCATTGGTGCTAACAACACGGCGAAGGTTAACAACCCAGATTGCAGAGATGACAACAGCGGCAATAGCCAAAACTGCCAGAACGGTAGGGATGATTGCGATTTCCATTATATAATTTCCTGATTAAATTTCTTTAGAATATTTCACGTCATGTTCATACAAGAACATTAAGCAACACATTGCGTGAGCCAAGTGGTGAATACCAGATTCTGGGTCAACCTGTTCACCCATCTTCCATGCCCACACGTGCCTTTGCATAGCAGCAAAGTAACGACGTTTGGAGTCAGGAACAAGCTGCCAATTATCGGGAGCATATTTCTGAGCACCAAACGTCAGAACCTTCACCATTTCCTCTTGGGCTAGAGGTGGAATAAGATCGTAGCGAAGTTTGTCGCCATCGAACTTACGTCCAGTAGGAAGGTTTTCGCTCATTATTGGCGAGTAAACGCAGCTGAACCCATAACTGCATTTGCAAGAGCGACCATACGGCGAGATGGCTTACCAATGCGGTACTTAGTACCTTCAGTGCCGTCAGATAGAGTAACTTTGTTTGCGTAAACGCAATGACCTTGTTCACGGAGATAGTGAACTGCACGACCAGCATTCTTAATACCGAATGTGCCAGTGATTTGCTTCGAAGTCACTTCGTGACCGTTTTGGAGATGATTCAAAAGTTTAGCGTGTTTAGACATAAATGTCCTCCATAATATACCATCATGACGAAAGAACCGTGTAGGCGATGGTGTTACCTACACGGTGTGTGAATTAGACTTCGATGCCGTTTTCACGGAGGATAGCGTTGAAGTCTTCGACGTCTTGGTCGTACTCCGCAGATTCCTCGATGATACGGTTCAAACGAGAACCACTGATATCACTTTCGTCCTCAGTTGCCTTTGCAGCAACTTTCTTAGCCTTCACAGGCTTAGTCTTAACAACCTTGGCTTGAGCCAGCTTGGCTACCTTTGCCTTGGCTTTCTTAACAGGGTTCAACTTAGCATCCATTTCTTGCTGGTATGCAGACAATTCTGCGGCAGTAGGAACTGGGAGTTGATACAAACCCTTCTCGATCTTATTGGCTTTGAACAGCCAGTTAGGATAGCCAATCTTCATAGCACCCTGCTCGCGCATTTGAGCGAGGTCTTGGGTGATGGATGTAACTTCCTTCAGTGTAATCTGACCTGTCTTTTTAAGAGCAGGGGTATGCTCGATGAGAGCAACAACACACTTCTTTTGAGCGAGAGAAAGAGCAGAGAACTTCAACATAATATATCCTTTATCAGTTTTCAAGAAAGGGGAATTTCACCCCATACATTAATTATACCTGAACTTTGAATTAAAGTCAAGCGATTTTTAGAACGGAATTTCTTCCGATTCTGGGTTGAGAGACACAGGTGCAACAGGGGTCACCTCTGGCTCAGGATTTGCAATCTTGTCATACAAGTCGATGAATGCAGCTTTCGTTGCAGCATCGAAGCGATTGCAACAAAGTTCGATAGCCTTATCTTGTTTCTTGAAGATCGCAAAGGCACGAACGATGTGGGTCATACGACGAGTCGTAATTGTTTCATCAACACCACCGTCATCGAAAGTCTTGCGGATAGCATCAGCCCACTTCACCAAGTTTTCGGCGAAGGTTTTATCCAGACATTCGTACGAGGTCATCAGGTTTTCAACAATCTTACCTTCAATCTTAGCTGAAGGATATTCTTGGTTGAACGTAACAGCGAAACGCTCCAAGAAGGCTTCGTTCAGAATGTTGGTACCAATATAGCGACCATCGTCTGAACCTTTACCCTTGGTGTTGGCAGTGGCGATAATGTTAAAACCCTTGGCTGGAACGATCATCTCGTTCTTCAGCTTGAAGTAGTATGGCTTGCCCTCGAGAATAGGTTGCAAGCAAAGCAGGGTGTTAGCAGCACCTGCGTCAATTTCGTCCAGCAACAGAGTAGTGCCAGAGCGCATAGCGATAAGAACTGGTCCTTCAACGATCTCAACGTTGCCTTCTTGCAAGGTCTTAGAACCAATCAGTTGTTCTTCGTCAACCATCATGTTCAGGTTGACACGAATCAGGGGACGTTTGTGCTTGGCACAAATCTGTTCCACCATCGTGGACTTACCATTACCAGTTGGACCAGAAATGTAAGCAGGGTAAAAGATTTGAGACTTGATGATGTTCTCAAGATCGGTAAAGTTACCGAATGGAACAAAATTAGGGTCTTTCTTGGGGATCAACGACTCAGTGTTCGTATAGTCAACTTCAAATGAACTCACGGGTTCTTCCTTCATAACAACATTGGACTTGCTGCCAGAGACAGCATACAAGCCACGACCTACTTTATTGACCATCAACCACTTTGGTTGCTTAGTCGTACCAAGTGCTTTCATAACTGACAGCAATTCTTGATTCTTTACAGTACCGCTGGACAGTGCGTCAGGGTACATTTCATTCATCTTAGCCTCGAACTCGCTTTGAAACAGGGTGTCTTTACTCATCAAATTCTCCATAATTTATCAGACTATACAAGTATTATACCTGTTTTTGGAATAAAAGTAAAGCTCTTTTTTGAGACCTCAAGAGCCTTACTCCTACAGGTTTAGGCAACGTACCCGATGAATCGGCTCAGCAAGATTCGGCTGGTTTTCTTGGTATTCAGGAATTTTCCAAGATTTGTAGCCAAACGACGAGCCGACATATCCGAGTCAACAATCAGTTCGCTTTCGTCGATTTTAGTCGATTCAGCTGGGACAATGAACAAGTCGTCGCGACCAGTACCTTGCATAGAGTAAAAACCTTGACGTTTGAACTCTTTACGCATCTCGTCAATAACGTTCTCTACATTACCATTAAATCCAAACAGGTTATCTTTGATGGCAGCATTCAAACTACTACGACGGTTTGAACAGATGTAGAAACCAATCGTGCGGATGTCATAACGGTCTTTGATCATCTTCAACAAGGTTTCAGTTTGTTGACCAGCATCGTAACCGAACGGATAAGTCTTCTTTGTCACAGGGTCGCGCACAAGGTGCTTAACCTTGTTGCCATAGCTATAACGGCTGATACCACCAGACGCTTGCAACGAGCCACCACAACCATCAGACAAAGTAATGAAGTTCATCTTTTCGATACGATTGTTCTTCATGTACTCGCCGATGTTACTGTAAACCCACAACAAGGCTTCGTTCAACGGAGTACCACCAAGGTCGTAACCCTTATGCCAGAAAACACGTGGGTCAAGCAACTTCTTGATCATACCATTGAACTCAGAAGTAGACATACGGTTAGAGAACAATTCCAACAGATTGAAGTGACCAGCATCGATCACAGAATCAGTTGAGTCCTTAATGATACGGTCGCGAAGTTGCGAAGACTTCTTGTATCGTTTATGATACACATCACTATCACGATCGACGTATTGGCTAGTGAAAGCAAATACACGGTATGGAATCTGCGCCTTGTTACAGAACATAGCAAGGTTGATAACCTGTTTGATTGTATCATCAATGACGTCAGCCATAGAACCAGACCAGTCGATCATCATAATCATGCCGTGGTTTTTACCCTGCGGGATAGTAGTCACACGCTTGAACAAGTCGTCTTGCAGTTGGTAGGCAAAAACCTTACGCATATCCAAAGAACCAATCTTAGAAACCTGAGCACGCTTATACAGCTGAGCAGACTTCTTCATTTCAAATTCTTTGACCAAGTAGTTAACCGAACTCACGGAGTCAGTCTTGAACTTGTTTACAGCAGCAGTTTGCTTTTGAGCGAATTGTTCTTCAGACTTAGAACCATAAACACGGTTGTGATAATACGAACCAACGGAAACGTTGGTGAAGTCAAAGTCCAAGTCTTTCAAAACTTGTTTGTAACCAATGATTGGATCAAAGCCAAGCGGTTCAACTTTATGATAGCGATACTCAGTAGATTGATCAGCCAATTCTTCAAGACGTTCAGAGAACGCACGGTCGGTCACAGACTCAAGATCTTCTTCAGTTTGATTTTGACCAGCACCTTTACCCTTGGCAGACTTTTCACCTTCTTCGGGTTCACCGTCATCTTCTTCTGCATGCCAGTCGTCGCCGTCAATATCGAGGTCGTCGATATAATCAGGTTCACCGTCACCACCATCACCTTCATCTTCGCCAGCAGCTTCACGTTCTTGCTTTTTCTTTTCGGCTTGCTCTTTAGCAAACTTGTAGATGTCTTTAGCAAGTTCGATAACTTCGTCAATAGATTCAGTGCGTTCGGCACGGTTGACGAAAGGCTTTTCGTCTTGGTCAAACTTAACACCACACTGGAAACCTGCTTTGAAATACAGGTTGATGCGGTCAATAAGGTTGAGTGCGTCCAGAGAAGCAACTTTGGAAACACCAAAGAAGTCCTTGTCGTTGAGTTGCTTGTAACCTTCGTTCATGCGCTTGCGCAGACCAGGATACTTGCGTTTGATGAGCTTCTCAATACGAACATCTTCAAGAATGTTCATGTATGATTTCAGCTTGGGTTGTTCCTGAATAGGTTTGATGTATTTGTCGAGGGTATAGAGAGCGTGACCAACTTCATGACCCACGAGCATATCCTCGATCTCAGGGGTCATGTCCTTCCACATCGGAAGGGTCAGTACACGTGATTTGATATCAAAAGACGCAGTCGGTGCGTTGCTACGAACAACAGTCAGGTTCTCAGTAGCAAGCAGTCGAGCGGAAAGGTCGGTTGCCTTAATTTCCATAATAAACTCCTATCAATACAAGTATTATAGCTCATTTTGGAATAAAAGGCAAGCGATTTCTTGAACCCCTGTAGAATCAAGGGGTTGCGATGACCGAAAAGTCGTTACGCTTCTCGAATTTGATGACCGAACGGAACTTATCGAACAGCTGATCACCCTTATGGGAGATAACAAAGACGTTGGAGTTTTCACCCAAAGTATTCATTAGATTCAAGAAGTAGTCAGTACCAGCTGTGTCTAACGAAGAATCAAAGATCTCATCCAACAGCAACAGGTTAGTGTTCACCGAGTTCTTCATCTTAGCAATTTGACGCCAAGTGAAAAGGATAGACAAGTCGATGCGCATCTTTTCACCTTCAGAGAAACTAGCATAAGTAAAGTCATCGCGGAAACGACTCTTCACAGATTCATTGAAAGACTCATCAAGTTCAAAGTGAATGTAAGCATCCATTGCTTGGAGATACTTGTTGATGAGTTTATTCATCACGGGTAAGTATTCACGGATGATAGCTGTCTTAATGCCAGTATCTTTTAACAACAACGAAGCAACTTCTTCAAGGTTACGATGTTCTTGAAGAGCAGTCTTGGATTTGATCTTACCCATAGCATCTTCAGCTAACTGTTTCAGCTTGGCTTTCTCTTCATCAAGATTTGTCGTGTTCGTTTGATGAGTTTCAATCTCTCTTTCGAGGGAAGTAATCTGTTTGTTAATAAGGGTGATAGCGGAGTTCTTTGTTGATAACTCGATGTTCTTTTCTGTAATCTGGTCCAACACTTCGTTAATGTTAGATAGTCTTTCATTGAGAGACCCAAGAACGGTTTCGAGTTCAGCAACTTTAGAATTTTGATCATCAACCTTTGCGTTGAGATCGCTGAGGATTGACTCTTTGTGTTCATGGGGGATACCCTGAGCACAAGAGGGGCATACATCATGTGAAGTAAAAAATTCTTTATGGTGTTCTGCTGTTTCAATCTTGTTGTGCAGCTTACTTCTGATTGACTTTGCCTTTTCGATATCTTCTTGTACTTTCTTCTTGTCCTCAATCTGATTCTTAAGATTTCCAATTTGTCCGATAAGCTCATCAACCTCGAGTTGATTTCGCTCAACTTCTTTAGCGCTGCTTGCGATTTTCTCTTGGATGGATCTAATATTATCTGCCCTCGCATCCGAGATAGTTTTAATAATTGCATTTTGTGCTTCGACTTTAGTTTTTGCATTCGCAATCTCGGTTTCGATCCTAGCAATTTCTGCCTTCGTATCACTAGCCTTCTCCTTCAATAACTGATTCATGGTAGAGAAGATACGAATATCAAGAATGTCCTCAATAACTTCTCTACGTTGTGCTGAAGACAACTGCATGAATGGAACAAAAGAAGCTGAGCCTAAGATAACAACCTGTGTGAAGGTTTTGTAGTTCAGCTTTAAAATTTGCTGCTCAAGAACCTTTTGATAATCTTTAGCAGCAGCGTCTTGGTTGATGAGTTCGTCATCGCACCAGATTTCAAACTTGTTAGGTTTGATACCACGGATAACTTTATATGACTTACCATGTACACTGAATAGAATCTCAACCAAGCAGTTCTTACCGTTGATCGAGTTAATTAGCTGACCCTTGTTAATATTTCTAAAGGGTTTGCCAAACAAAGCAAAGCACAATGCGTCTAAGATAGTAGACTTACCTTCACCGTTCTTACCAATGATAAGAGTAGTGGTGGATTTGTTTAGCAGAACTTTGTTGGCAGAATTACCAGTTGATAAAAAGTTTTTCCATTCAATGGATTCAAATACAATCATCAAACAACCTCAACGTTGACGGCTTCAGTATATAAAGCACGCATATATGTTTTAATCTTTTCTTTATCTAAATCAGTTTCAATAGAGTCAACGTAGTGACCAAGAACTGACAAGGTATCCTCAAGGTTGATTGACTCATCAATTTCACCCTCTTGGAATTCAGACATATCTTCCACGACCTTAATATCGTGGCAACCCTTATTATATAACTTTTGAACGAAGCGGTCAAATTTATAATAGTCAGTCTTGTTTACAACTACAAGTTTGACATACTTACCTTGTAAGTCTAATGTATCTAGATCGACAGGCTCTTGCTCTTTATCGTTATATTCGACTCGGGCAAACATACTATAAGGATTTCGGATGAAGGTGAGCTTTCTACTTCCAAGATCAAACAGGTGAAACCCTCGGGGATCGTTGTAGTCTTGCCAAGTAAGTTCATAGGGGTTTCCGACGTAGTAGATATGCCCATCATCAGACTTGTGATGATAATGCCCGCTAAAAACCATATCAAACTTATCGAATGTTTCTTTAGAAAGACCATCATGAGATTCCATACCTCTATACATTGCAAAGCCTGCGATTTCAAAGTGACCCATACAGATTTCAGCTTTGGTATCATTGATAGTGTCGATAGAGTCTTTGTAGTTCTCTGGACAAATCCAAGGCATCATACAGATTGGGGTTTCATCAACGTAGATTGTAGCAGGGTGATCAATCACGTTGATATTGTCATACTCGCGCAATAGCAAGTCTGGTGAGTTTACGTCATTGGTATTTTTGAAGTAAGTATCGTGGTTACCAGCAAGCATATGAACAGTGATACCTGCGTTAGCAAGACGATCAAAAAACATCGCTTTCGCTCTTTGGAGTGCGTAGAAGTTAACATACTTGCGACGATCAAAGGTGTCACCAAGAACAAGAACGGTATTAATGTTATGTTCAGCAAGTGTAGGAAAGAAGACGTCATTATAAAACTTCTCAAAGTAATCTAGGAATGCGATACTATCGTTGCGAGCGCCAAAGTGTTGGTCTGTGATAATTGCTACCTTCATTCTTCTACACCTTCCTCACCATAGTTGTTAGTGTCTTCAATAAACTCATCAAGAGTGTTTGTCTTTGCTTTCTTTTTCTTTTCTTTACGTTGAATAAAAGAATCGTCAAACGTTCCATGCTGCTGCATGAACTCTAGATATTGGTTGTGGTATTCACCATCATCACCTTCTTGTAACTCGAAAGCGTCGAACGGCATGTTCTGAATTAACATACCCTTGATATATGATTGCTTCTTTTCTTTAGCGATCCTGCGAAGAAAAGCGTAGTAGATAATTTGGGTGAAGTATGCGAATGGGTTGCTTGATTTATCAGGGTTGAAGTTGTCCAAGTATTGGATGCAGTTTTCAATCCCATCAAGTACCATGTCGTCTCGATAAGAATAATTGATAAAGTTGGGTTTGTATGCTAAGTGGTTAGCAATTTTGAGAATACAGTCACCAACGTAGTTTGGAATAATCGGTTTTGGTAACCCAGCTTCTTTTGCTTTTTCTACATTTTCCTTATGGGCAATAAGGGCAGCGAGAAAGTCTGCGTTGTTTACATAGTGTGCCATTAAATATATTTCCTCTTTTAAAATAGAGGCATGTTCATATTATAGTTGATAGCACTACAAAAGGCAAGTTTTTATATCTTGAGAACTTACAAGAACTAGAGGATCAAAATATATTTGCCTTTTACTTGCCACCCCAATATAATAACCGTGTTGGGTTTGATATGAGTGATTCTAATGTACTGTATCGTTACCTTCCATAACGGAAAGCATAACGTCTAGTTCTTCTTCTGGAATGTCTCCTCCAGCGATAGCTTCAAGCATCTCGATCCTTCGGTTGATCTCGTCTATCGTGAGATGCTCTGCATCGTCGAAGTATTCGCTGAGCTTCTCTTGGATGGAAGATCTCGTTGTTGGAATCAACGCTTCTTCGTAAGACTTTATAAAGTTTTTGTAATGCGAGATAAATTGCGAATGCAACTTCTTAATGTAAACGATATGTCCCTTTTCAAGAACGAACGTTGTCGCATCAGAGAACTGGCATAGTGGAGATGCCGATATTGATTCTCGTCCCAGCTCTGGGATTATTGTAGTCTTGATTTGAATAGGGTAATCAATCTTGACATGTTTCTCGTCTTCACCCTCAAAAGTTGCCATTACTGTTTCACCAGAAATTAGTTTGACAACAACATACTGCTTATCCATATAAGTTCACTTCCACCATTTTCAATTTAAATTCTTCTTCAACATACGTTTTGTAGCGTTCAGCTGCATGATTCAACGTATGATTCTTCCAAGACTTCCAATGCAAGTCATCTGCAATATCGTACAAGTTGCAGGCAACCTTTCCATCTTTCAAACGCAAACCTCTACCAATAGATTGAAGGTTACGAATCTTTGACTTACTTGGCGAAGCAAAGATAACGTTCTCAATAGAAGGAATATTAATACCTGTCGAGAAAGTTCCATATGAAGCGATGATAATCGCATCACTTTCTTTTTCTGTAATATGACGAATTGATTCACGATCAGTAACGTCAGTGCCACCGTGTACAAAGAATACGTGGCGACCTTCCTTTACTTTATTACTTATAAGATCGTATAGAACTTTGCCGTGCTTTTCAACGTATTGAAAAAGAACCAGCGTATTGCCGTTAGAATTTACTGCCAGGTTACGGATAAACTTGTTACGCTTTTCATTGCCAACAAGAAAGTCCATTTCATCTTGGTATGTGTTCTTATTACGTTCTTTACGAATCTCTTCGCTATATTTCATTATCAGACACGTTATATTTAGCGCAGATAATTTCCCTGAATCCATTAGTGCTTTGGTAGTGGTTACACGGTGTACTGGTCCAAACACACCTTCAAGCACTAGCTGGTGAATCTTCTTGTTATCTAACGTGCCAGTTGTACCAATACGGTGCTCAACTGTATCAAGTTTCTCCATGATAGTTGTCAACGATTTAGCTTTAAATTGGTGAGCCTCATCACCAAAGATAACATCAAACTGTTTGAACCATGACTTAGGTTGCAGGTAGATAGACTGCCATGTAGTGATCAGTACGTCTTTGGTAAACTCTTTAGGGAAACCGCTGTATAGTTTCTGACAGTGGTTCTTAACATCAAAACCGTTAGCTGAAGAGTAGTCTTCAAAGTCAGCATACATTTGCTCAACAAGCGAAGTAGTTGGTACAATCAAAACGATCTTACGTTTGTTATTGATATGCCAACGCATTGTGCTGTAAATGATTAGCGACTTACCTGATGCCGTTGGAGATAACAGTAATGTACGTTGCTTATTCAAAGCAGTGTATACAGCTTCAAGTTGATAGTCTCGGATTTCAATAGGTTGTCCGCGACCTCTTAAGTTTAACCAATCGGTAAACTCTTTGATGACGTCCATACTAACTTCTTCATTGCCACCAAACACTCTACCTTTTGATTGTAATTCATAACCGTTACGTTCACAGAACTTCTCTAGGTATTCATACAAACCAATGTATAAGGTTTTACGGAATTGATCATACAAGCGTACCTTACCGTCCCACAACCGTGCTTTAAATTGTGGAGTAAACCTTGCTCCTGGGTATTCGTAAGTAAAGAAGTCTGCTAGTTCTTGTTCAACGGAAGCGTCGCCAAAAACACGCATGTAAACTTCATCTAGTTTTTCTGCGTATAAAGTAGTCATTACATACCAGCTAAGAATCTCTTCCACTCAATGGCGGATTTAATTTGCCAGTCTCTGGCTTTAAGCTGTCCTAAGATAGATTCTAAAAGATAAATCATTGTTTCAAGGTACTCTGCTCGAACCTTTAATGTGCATAGTTCAGAGTCACCGTTTAAGAACTCGTCCATTTCGTTCTTTAAAGGTTTAACACCTTGCCACTGATTCCAACCAAGCTGCTGCAGTTCATCTCTACCAAGTTCACCTCGATAGTAGCGGAATTTGTTTTTACGGAGTTGATTGTAGTCTGCTTGAAGTTTAGTGTATTTGAGCTTTACACCAATAAGTAACTTCAAGTATTTGGAATGTAGTTTTGGGGTATGGGTTGCATTCTCGCCGAGATAATTGTCATCAATCACGGCATCCTTTTCCCATTCATTTTGTATCTCATCAAGTGTCATAATATCTCCACGCCTTCGGCGAAATTAAGTATTGTCTATTGTAAAGTATGAATATTTAAAAGTTGCAGAACCAATCACATAGTTAACGTCCATCGCTGTCGCTTCAAACTGAACAGGGTCTAAAGAGATAGGGAAGATGTCGTAAAACTTAAATGAATTAGTTGGGTTGTTTTGAGCATCTAAAACCGATACAGTTGCATCAGAATAGTTTCTAGCTAACTCAGAGTATATAGTACCGTTTTGCGAGTTCATATAATTTGAGTATTGAATATGATCTTCTGGATAACCTAAAGCTACCATCCAATTGAAGATAGACTTATAATTTGACATCTTATCATCAACTAGGAACTGAAGAGTCAATTCAGAGAACGTCATAATTTCACCTGGGATTGGCGTATTAATGAACGGTGTCGCTCTATCAATAGATGCTAGTGTGATTGATGGGATCGTAACACGTTGACAAAAGAAAGAAACTTCAGGTAATTTTGAAATGCTGAAGTTAAATCCGTTGGGTGATAACGGGTTAAGATTGTTTGGGTATAGAGAATCAGATAGTGCCATACTTGTATTTATACTCCATGAAAAAGGGGATCCCGAAAGATCCCCTGAAATTACCGCTTCTACGTCGGCTTCTTTAAAACCGACTTAGCCGATTACATTAGGTTAGTAACCTTAACTTTACGGTAGTAGTAGTTAGCATCAGCAGTCAAGTTGTCTTGACCGTTAGTGCCGTCATCCAAGTTAATGAATGGGTTAGCAACTAGACCGTAACGAGTCTTGAAACCAATTTTAGGTTGGAAGCTGTTAGGATCAACAGCGCGAACCATTTGCAATGGAACGTATGGGC